GTCCCGCTTTTTTTACGCGGGTCTGGCGCGCGAGATCGAAAAGAGACCCCCTGCCCGCCGCAATCAGCGAGTTACGTTGCAGTGCAATGGTATTCGCGCGCAGTCGCTTTCGGAGGTGGCAATAGCGTGATCATCGTCGACGAGTTCGAGGCCAGCGGTGCCACGTTGTGGGCCGAGCTGCACGATGACACCGACGATGCGGACCTGACGGTGCTGGTCGTGGAGGCGTGCCGGACTGTGGATCGTCTCGACCGGTTGCACTCGGCGCTGCGGTCGGGTGGTCTGTTCGACCTCGTGGAGCGTGGCGAGTCTGTCGTCGAGGTTCGCGTCGACAATGCGTTGTCGGAGGCACGCCAGCAGGGCGGTGCGCTGCAGCGGTTGCTCGCGGACATCGCGAAGCGCCGCGCCGCGGTGCCGGGAGACGACGAGCCGGATGGTCTCGACGATCTCTGAGGAGTTCCCGACGCTGACGGGGCGTCAGGATCCGCATCATCTGTCGGTGTTCCCCGGGGACACGACGCACGGCGAGAAGGCGATCGAGCTGAAGCGTCGCATCGGGGTTGCGTCGATGCCGTGGCAGCGTGACGCCCAGTACGCGATCTGCTCGATGACGCCGGAGGGCCGTTGGACGCACCCGACGTGCTGCCTGATCTGCACTCGGCAGAACGGCAAGTCGGAGATTCTGATCGACCGCTGCCTGTACGGGTTGTTCAAGCTCGACGAGACGATCCTGTACACCGCGCAACGGTGGAAGACGGTGCGCGATGCGTGGCGCCGGATGATGAAGCTGATCAAGCGGCGCGCGTGGCTGCGGAAGCACGTCGTGAAGGCGACGTGTTCGCAGGGCGAGGGCATCATCGAACTCGACTCGGGCGCGTTGATCGCGTTCGGTACCCGCTCGGCCGACGCTGGCCGCGGTCTGACGGTCATCGACCTCATCGTCTACGACGAGGCGTACAACCTGACCGAGTCGGAGACGTCGGCGATGGCGTTCACGCAGCTGGCCGCGCAGAACCCGCAGCGCATCTACGCGTCGTCGGCGGTCAACCAGGACCAGCACCCGAACGGTGTGGTGCTGTCGGCGGTCCGCAAACGCGGTCTGTCGCGGGAACCGCGCCTGTACTTCGCGGAGTGGATGGCGCCGTGCGATGTCGAGTGTTGCGAGATGTGCGCGCTCGCAGGGGTGATGGACCGCGACGACCTCGAGACGCTTGAGTACGCCAATCCGTCGTTCGGGGTCATCCAGACCGAAGAGAAGATCAACGACATCAAGGCCGATCTGTCGACGGAGGCGGGGCGGAAGGCGTTCGACGTCGAAGCGCTTGGCCGGGGCGACTGGCCAGAGCCCGACGTCGAGCGGATCCACCACATCGACATGGACCGGTGGGGTGACCTGAAGGACCGAACCCCAGAATTCGTCGCACCGCCGGTGATCGGGTTGTCGCTGGCGCCTGATCGGCGGCACTGGGCGGTCACGGCGGCCCGCCGAACCATCGACGGCGTGCACATCGAGGTAGGGAAGTGGCAGCCGTTCACCCACGCCGAGCTGTTGCGCTTCGTGGCGGCGGTGGTCACCGACTGGGACCCGGGCGCGGTGATGGTCGACGGCCGATCCCTGGCGAAGGTGATCGTTCCGAAGCTCGCCGAGATTGGTATCGAGGCCGAGGAGCTGAATACCCCGCAGATGGCGGCCGCATGCGGTGGCGTGCTCGACGACATCGACGACGGAACGCTCACGCACTCGGGGCAGCCCGAACTCGACCTCGCCGCCGACGTCGTCCAGCTTCGTGACCTGCCGCAGGGCGACTTCGTGTTCGCCTGCGACCTCGAATCAGCGCCGCTGGTGTCCGCGGCGTGCGCCTACGCGGGGGCGCTGCGGCACTCGAAACCGCGTACCGCGCCGGCATCACCAGTGTCGGCCGCCCCTGTTGCCCGCGAGGACACGTCCGATCAGTACAGCGGTGAACTCGACGTGCTCGCCGCAGCATTCTGACAACAGTGACCGTGAAAAGTGAAGGGAGGTGGGTAGTTTGGCGCAGAAGTCGAAGCCTGTTAAGCCCGCGAAACCCGCCTTCCGTGAGCGAGGCGCGGTCCTCGCGCAGCAGTCGAACGGGTTCTCGCAGTGGGAGATGTTCGAGCAGGTACCCGACCTGCAGTGGCCTCAGTCGGTGCGAATCTTCAATCGGATGGAGCGCGAAGACTCGCGCGTGTCGTCACTCCTGTCGGCGATCACGCTGCCGATCCGTCGCGCGAAGTTCTGGATCGACCCGGCCGGCGCCCGCGACGAAGTGACTGAACACGTCGCGCAGAACATCGGCGTCCAGATCCTCGGGTCCGACGACACCACCCCGATGGACCGCACCCGCGGCCGCTTCTCCTTCCCCCAGCACCTGGTGTGGGCGCTCACGAAACTCCAATACGGGCATTCGGTGTTCGAGCAGGCTTACCGCACCGCCGACGACGGTTTGATCTGGCTCGACCGGCTGGCACCGCGGCCTCAACGCACGATCTCGCAGTGGAACGTCGCCGAATCAGGTGCGCTGCTGTCGATTCAGCAGTGGGCGCCGTCGTACGGCAACCCCGTGGTCGCCGTGAACTCCCCACACAGCGCGCCCTCCGAGATCACCATCGACCGACTCGTCGTCTACCCGCACGACATGGAGCCGGGATTCTGGATCGGCAAGTCGCTGCTGCGTCCGTCGTACAAGCACTGGCTGTTGAAGGACGAGCTGCTGCGTATCCAGGCGATGGCGATCCGCCGCAACGGCGTGGGCGTACCCCTCGGCGTCGGCGCGCCCGATGCGACGCAGAAGGACCTGCAGGCACTCGCCGAAATGGCGCAGGCTTTCACCGCCGGAGCGCGCGCGGGCGGTGCAGTGCCGAACGGTGCCGACCTGAGACTGCTTGGCGTGCAGGGAAACCTGCCCGACATCGGTGCAGCGATCGAATACCACGACCAGATGATCGCGATCGCCGGTCTCGCGCACTTCCTCAACCTGTCCGGCGGCGGATCGTACGCCCTGGCGTCCGTGCAGGCCGATGTGTTCGCCCAGGCCGTGCAGACATTTGCCGAATCGTTCCGCGACATCTTCAACGCCCACGTCATCGAGGACCTGGTCGACGTGAACTGGGGCCGCGAGGAACCGGCACCGCGTCTGGTGTTCGATCCGATCGGTTCTCAGCAGGATGCGACCGCTGCAGCGCTGCTGCAGCTCGTGCAGGCCGGTGTGCTCGTCCCCGACCCGAGCCTCGAGCGGGCGATCCGCCAAACCCACGGACTCCCCGCGCCCGGAGCGCCGTTCGGAGCCGCGCCAACGGCGGCCGGCGGCACCATGCCGGCTCCTGCCGCGCCGCCGCCCACCGCGCAACCGCGCGAGGTCGAGGTCGCCGCATCTGCGCGCCGCCGCGTACTCACCCCGGCCGGGCAGGAAGCGCTGTTCTGATGGCCGTCGAGATTGCCTGCGTCGCAGGGGTTGAGCTGGCGCGTACCGGTCAGTGGTCAGCATCGACCGGGGTCACGACGATCACCCGCGGCGACCTCGCCGAGGCCGTTGCCGCGCTGGAATGCCCCGGCGTACGGGACCCGATCATCAAGCTCGGCCACACCGACCCCCGATTCGACGGACAACCCGCCGTCGGCAGGGTCACGAACCTCGAAGTCATCGACGGATACTCGATCCGCGGCGACCTCGCGGGCATGCCTGGCTGGCTCGGCGAGATCATCGCCTCCGCGTACCCGTCGCGGTCCATCGAGGCCGAATGGAACCACCGCTGCTCGATCGGACACACGCACCCGTTCGTCCTCACCGGTCTCTCGCTACTCGGCGTGACCGCACCCGCCATCGCATCACTCGACGACATCGCCGCCTGGTGGGACGTCGACACCACCACGCAGGCTGCCGAAGTGATCGCGGCCAAGAAGGGAACCGTGATGCCCAAGAACATCGCAGCGTCGGCGACGGTCGAAGACATCCGCCGCGCCTACAACGACACCGCGAGCTACGACTTCTGGGTCGAGGAAATCCAGCTCGCACCACTGCAACTCATTGTCGTCAACGACATCGACGGGTCGCGCCTGCGGGTCCCGGTGACCGTCGATCCCGAACGCGACGGGCAGGACGCCATCGTCTTCGGCGAGGCCGTCCCCGTCGTCGTCCGCTACGACGACGTACCCCCGCCGCCGGCGCCCGAACAGGGCGCCGACCCCGCCGCCGTCCCAATCACAGTGGCGGCATCCAGTCTTCGGTTCGCGTCGCGAGCCGACTCCTTGCGCGAAGTCCGTGCAAGGAACAACTCCGAAGGAGGAGACATGGCAGGAAGCAAGCGTGTTGCTGCCGCAGCTCCCGGAAGCGGCGACGCGAACCCGGGCGGCCTGACCGACGACCAGCTGGCGAAGCTGCGTGAGGCCGTGGGCCTCACCGACGACGCCGACCCCGCGGTCCTGGCATCCGCACTCGAGGCGGTGGTGACGAAGGTCAAGGCCGACGACTCCGTCGAGACCGGCGAGGAGGAGACCACCGAGGACACCTCGGAGACCGACACGGAGGCCGAGACCGAGGAAGAGGCCCCGGAGAAGAAGAAGGTCGCCGTCGCCGCGTCGGTCAAGCCGAAGCAGACCGCGGACGCTCCGCAGACGGTCACCGTCGACGCCGCCGCATTCTCCGAGATGCAGGCAACAGTCGGCCGGTTCGCCAAGTTCGAGCGTGAGCAGGCCGAGAAGCGCGCCGACGAGATGGTCGACGCCGCGTTCGCAGCCGGAAAGATCGCCCGCCCGTCGGTCGCCGCGTACAAGACGCTGGCGCGCAACGACTTCGCCGGTACGAAGCAGGTCCTCGACTCGCTCGCCGCGTCGTCGGCATTCCCTGTCGGCCAGGTCGGCCACTCCGTCGACGCCGAGCCCACCACCGACGTCTCGAAGGACGCCACCTACCAGAATTGGAGCATCTGACATGCCCGGAATCGTCCAGGTCACCCAGGGTGGCCCGAAGACTTTCACCCCCGCGAGCGGTGAGACCGTCCTCGGCGGACAGCTCGTCGAAGCCCGCGCCGCCGGTCGAATCGGTGTCGCTGGCGCCGGCTCGACGAAGGTGCTCGGCGTCGCACTGACCGACGCGCTGGCGCCCGAACAGTTCCCGCCGGCCAACACCACCGACGCGCTCGGTCGCACCGTCGTGTCGGCGGTCCCGATCCCGACCGTCGTTGCTGTCGCGTACGCGGGCACCGAGGTGCGCGTGAAGTACGCGGCCGCAGCGAATTTCGGTGACAAGCTGATCGCCGCCGCGAACGGTGCCGTCACCCCGGCCGGGGCCACCCCGGACGCCCGCACGATCGTCGGAACGTGCACCGAACCCGCCGGCGTCGCACTCAACGCGACCGGCCTGATCCGGCTCGCCTGAGCCAGAAGAAGGACAACACCATGGTCAACAGCATCGTGGCGGTCTCGGACGGGTCGCGTTTCACCGTCTCCGACCTCATCAAGCAGCCGCTTTTCATCCCCACGAAGATGAAGGAACTGATCGAGAATCAGTTCATCTCCGAGGCACTGTTCCGCAACGGCGGAGCGAACCCGTCGAGCGTCGTCGCGTTCCGCGAGGGCGACCCGACGTTCCTCGACCAGGACGTCCAGGATGTCGCCGAGTTCGGCGAGATCCCGGTGTCGTCCGGGCAGCTCGGTCTGCCGCGCGTCGCGTACGCCGTCAAGAAGGCGCTCGGCATCCGGGTGTCGAAGGAGATGGTGGACGAGAACAACATCGACGCCGTCAACAAGCAGATGTACGGGCTGCGGAACACCTTCATCCGCGCCAACGACCGCCAGGCCAAGGCGCTGCTGCAGTCGGCGGCGGTCCCGACGATGCCGGTCTCGGCCGCATGGGATGACCCGGACGGCAAGCCGCGCACCGACATCGCCCGCGGTGTCGAGAAGGTGACCACGGCCAAGCCGGCCGAGGCCACCGAAGACGAGTGGTACGGCTTCCAGCCCGACACCATCGTCCTGCACCCGGGCCTGCTCGCCACCCTCATGGACAACGAGCAGATCCTCCGCGTCTACAACGGCAACGTCGCCGGCGAGTCGATCGCCTACACCGGCGCGATCCCGGCCGAGCTCATGGGTCTCAGCGTCATCCAGTCGCGGACGTTCCCGGCCGACCGGGCGCTCATCCTCGAGCGCGGCACGATCGGGTTCTACTCCGACACGCGGCCGCTGCAGTTCACCGCGCTGTACCCGGAGGGCAACGGCCCCAACGGCGGTCCGCGTGAGACGTGGCGCTCGGACGCCTCGCACAAGCGGGCCATGGGACTCGACCAGCCGAAGGCCGGTCTGTGGCTGACCGGGCTGGTCACCCCGTGACCGCGTATCAGCTCGTTGCGATCGAGTTCACCGAAGTTCTCGCGCGCAACGAGAAGGGGCAGCCGACCAAGATTCACCGGTACCGGCAGGGCGACACGATCGAGCTGACCGGCTCCGAGGAACAGCGGCTGGTGAAGGCCGGCGCGGTGGTGCCGGTCGTCGAGGTCGAGCCCGTCGACGCGGGAGACCCACCCGCGGACGGTCCCGACGGCGACGACCCGGACGGCTCTGGCGACGGCGACGACTCGGATCCTGACCCGGATGGTGATGACGAGCTGAAGCGTCCCCGCAAGGCCGGACCCGTCGACGACTGGCGCGCGTACGCCGTCAGCAAGGGCATCGACGCCGACAAGGCCGAGGGAATGACCAAGGCCGAACTCATCGAACTGGTCGGGGGCGAGGACTGATGGCGCACCACCCCGCAACCGAACACCTGCTGTCGCAGTTCGAGTACGGGCACCTCCCGCCGCATCTGCAGCAGGTGTCTCGCGAGTTCGGGGAGCTCGCGAACCGTCTCGTCGACACGCTGGACGAGGGTCCAGAGCTGTCGGTGGCGCTACGGAAGCTGCTCGAATCGAAGGACTGCGCGGTCCGTCAGGCCGTCATGGACGGGAAGGCTTGACGGGTGGCTTTCGCCACGAAGGAAGACATCGCGAGCCAGTGGCGCGCGTTGTCAGCCGCGGAGGGCGCCGCGGCCGAATCACACCTCGATTCGGTCGCGGGGCTCATCCGTCACGAATTCCACGACGCCCTCGGACTGGACGACGTCCCCGCCGACAAGGTGGCCGCAGCGAAGACCGTGTCCATCGACATCGTCAAGACCGCGCTCTCCACCGGACGGTGGCCCGGGCACATCAGCTACAGCACCACCCGGACCGAAGGGCCGCGATCGAAGGCCGACGCCGGCACCTTCGCGACGCCAGGCGGATCACTCGAACTGTCCGACTGGCACCGCACACTGCTCGGCCTGCCCGTCGGCGCGCAGCCCGTCTGGTCATTCCCCACAGGCGACTACTGATGCTGGGCGAGGAGACTGTGCACGCACGCACATCGGCCGGCATCGACACTCGCGGCCGCGAGGTCCCGGCGGGTCCGGAGTGGCCCATCGATAACTGCAGCGTCTTCCCGCTCGGCGGCACCGAACTTCTCGACGCTACCCGTGACGGCGCCACCTCGGCCGTGCGGGTCCTCGCGCCGATCACCGGCGGCCTCACCGGTGACCACGAACTGAAGGTCCGCGGCTCCTGGTACCGGATCGTCGGCGACGCCATCGCATACATCGACGCCGAGGATCCCGAGCTGTCCGGCTACGACCTCACCTGCACCCGGGGCAGGGGCTGACCGTGGTTCGCGTACAGGCCGACCCAGCGCCGCGGCTCGCCGACTGGCTCGAATCCGCTATGCCGTCGGCCGACGTCGCGACCGGCGTCCCCCGGGACTGGTCGTACGAGGGACGGCCGCTCGTCGTGATCGCCGACGACAGCGGACCGGTGCAGTGGCCGGTCAAGTCCGACCACACGATCCGGGTCACCGCCCGGGCTGCTGCACCCGATTCCGCGCGGACCGTCGTGCGCACCGCGGTCGGACTGCTCCACGCCGCGAAGCTGCCCGGCATCGTCATCAGCCGATCATCCGGCGGGGTCATCGGCAGCCGAGATACCGCGACCAGTACCTACATCGCGTCGGCGCTCATGACCATCCACGCCCGCACCGAGGAGCTCTGATGGCCGAACCGACTCTGAAGTTCAACCATGCCGCGATCGCGCGAATCGCGAAAGGCGATGCTGCGCAGAAGGTTGTGACCGCTGCGGCCGAGAAGGTCGCGAACTCTGTACGGGCGCAGCTCTCGGAGACCGGCGGCGATCCCGAAGGCGTGAAGGTCGAGGAATACCAGACCGACCGTCGTGTCGCCGCGGTCGCGGCCCCGGCCTACGCGCAGGCCGCCGACGGCGTCCTCTCTCGCGGAGCCAACGCCGCGGGCATCCACGTCACCACCTGACCCTCAACAAGATTCGTCCCGACCGTCACCCGGCGGCCGGGTGACGTTCCGTGCGCGCCGTCGCCCGGAGCACCAACAGAAGGAGAAGCACATGGCCGGCAACGCCGACAATGTCAAGCTGTGGGACGGCGCAGACGTCCTGATCTTCACCGGAACCGGGGTGCCGTCGACGACCGCCACCCCGGCCACCCTGCCCGCCACGATCACCGATCCGTGGCCCACCGACTGGAAGTATGTCGGACTCCTCAAGGGCGACAGCGGTTTCCAGGACTCGCGCGAGTGGTCCGAGACCGACATCCCCGCGTGGGGCTACGGCACCGTGAAGGTGTCGAGCAAGGACTTCAAGGACACCCGCAAGTTCACCGCGATCGAGGACAACGAGACCACGTTCGGTCTCATCTGGCCGGGCTCGGACGACACCAAGATCGTCGTGCCGAAGCCCGCGAACCGGTACATCGCGTTCCAGCTCGTCGACGAAGACGGCGGCGTCGAGCGCTACATCTCCAAGCGCAAGGCACGCATCTGGGCGCCGAACTGGAACCAGGTCGAGGGCCAGGTCGACGGCTACGAGTTCGACTCGCGCATCTTCCCCGACTCCAACAAGGAGCTCTACCGAGTGCAGAAGGCGGCCTGACCATGATCGAAATCGAATTCACCACCGACCACGGCGACCACGCCGAGGGCGACACGCTGCGTGTCGATCGGCTGTCGGCGCAGGTGCTCGTCGAGGACCGGAAGGTCGCGAAGGTCGTCGAGGAGGTGGAGACACCCGACGTCGAGTCCGGCGGCGAACGCGCCCGGGAACTCAATCAGGCCGCCGCTGACGCAGCGGAGAAGGCAGCAGCGGACGCGGCCGTCGACTCGGCTCCGACTGATGCGCAGGGCGACGCCACCACCACCGCAGCCGGCGCGCCGACCGAACCGTCGACAGACGACGGAGCCGGGCCCGCGCCCGTCGAGAAGACCGCGCCGGCACCGAAGGGCGGTCGCAAGTAGATGGCGAAGCAGAAGGACGACACCGCCGAGGTCGCCAAGTTCGTTGACGAGAACTTCGACGACATCAAGGCCTCGGCATCGTCGGCGGTCGAGGCGGAAGCCATCGGCGCCGACACGATCACCGTCGACTACGAGGGACACCAGTACACGGTGCCCGCGTCCGTCGAAGACTGGTCGATCGACACCCTCGAAGCCGCGGAGAAAGGCGCACCCACCGGCGTGCTTCGCGGCGTCCTCGGTGACGACCAGTACGAGGTTTTCAAGACCCGCCACCCGAAGGTGCGCAACCTCAAGGAGATGTCCCAGAAGGTCGCCAACGTCTCCGGTTTCAACGAGACGGGAAAATAGTCGCGCCGGTCGTCCGCGCAGTACCGACATTCTCGGTGCTGCGCGGATTCCTGGCGCTCCTCCAACTCCACCCCGACCTCATCGAGGCGGACCTGTCGGCGTTCCACACGATCGACTACCGCGACCGATGGCGTCGGCACCCCGACGGCATGCGCAAACTCACCCTGCGCATGATCTACGTCCGCGTCCGGTTCCTACCCGCCAAGTCGGCACTGTCCCTGCACTTCTCGGACGGCCGCAGCAAATGGGACCTGCACGCACATCTCCTCGCCGAGCTCGTCAAAGCGATGGCCGGCATCGACTACCCCGAACGTCACGCACCCGTCGACGAGTCCACACAGGACGACCGGGCCGAGAAACAGTCCAACCGCGAGAAGCGGCGCGAGGCAGCACTCGCGCGCGCCCGAGCACACAACAACGCGCGAGGCGGCGATGTCGCCGCGCAGGTCGCCCAGGCCCGCGCGAACGCGAAAGCGATCTGAAGGGTGGTGATCTGAGTGGCTGAAGGCGGTGGTGGCGAGAACGTCGGTTACGCGATGCTGCCGGTGACCCTCGCGTTCGAGGGGATCACCAAGGACATCGCGAGTCACCTCGGTGTTCCGCTGAAGAACGCGGCGGCCAAGGCCGGCAAGGACGCCGGGTCGGCGATCGCCGATGGCGTCGCTGGCGCGAAGTCGAAGGTCGACGCCGCCACCACCAAGGTCGCTCAGGCGTACAAGAAGGTCGAGGACCAGGCCGGGAAACTGCGCGTCGCCGAGGCCCAGTTGCAGGCGCTTCGCGACCGCGGTGTCACCGACGCCGGTCGCCTCGCCGCCGCGCAGGAGAAGGTCGCGAAGGCCGAACGCGACCTGACCCAGGCGAAGAACGGTCACAAGAACGCGGCCGGATCGCTCACGCAGGCCGAGAAGAACCACGCCGCCGCTGCCAAGCAGGCCGCCGACGCCGAGAACCAGGCGGCGCGCGCGTCGAAGAACTCGGCTGACGCCAACGGGCTCGCGCAGCGCGCCGCGAGCAAGGCCGGCCGCGCGTACGACGACCTCACCGCGAAGGCGAAGGGGTTCGGCAAGACGATCGCCGCCGGGATCGGGTTCGGCGCGGGCATGAACATCTCCGGCATTACGTCGTCGCTCATCGAGATGGGCGACACCTTCGCCAACGTCAACAAGACGATCGCGTTCACGACCGGTGCAACCGGGGAACGGCTCGACGAGCTGAACGCGTCCGTGCGGAGTATCGCGAAGGAATCTCCGAAGGCGATGTCCGACATCGCATCCGCGATCGCCGACGTCGCGAAGAAGACCGACCTCACCGGCCAGCCGCTCGAGGACCTGACCAAGCGGATGATGAAGCTCGACACCCTCGGTCGGGGTGTTGACGTAGGCGCCTTCACCCAGTCGATGCGCGCGTTCGGTGTTCCCGCCGGCGATATGTCGGACCAGCTCGACCGGTTGTACAAGGTGTCGACCGCGACCGGCATGGGCATCGGAGAGCTCGCCGCGATGGCGGGCAAGGGTGCACCGCAGTTCAAGGCGATGGGGATGTCGCTCGACGACACCGCGCTGATGCTCGGATCGCTGCACAAAGCTGGTGTGCGCGGCGAGCAGGTCACCATCGGCCTGAACAAGGCCATGATCAACCTCGCCAAGGGCGGCGGAAACGTCAAAGAGAAGTTCGGACAGGCGATCACCGAACTGCAGGGCCTCATCCGATCGGGCCAGGAGTCCGCGGCGCTCGAGAAGGCCGGCGGTCTGTTCGGCACGAAGTCAGCGGGCCAATTCATCCAGGCCATCAAGTCCGGCCGGATGAACGTCGACGAGCTGAAGAAGTCGGTCGAGGAGCAAGAGGGCGGCATCATGGATGCCGGTGGCGCGATCACCACCATGTCCGGCGCCTGGCAGATGATGAAGAACAACGTTCTCATCCTGCTCGAACCCATCGTGACGAAGATCTTCGGGTCGATGCAGTCCGGCATCAAGTGGTTCCGCGCCGAGGGCGTCGAGGCGATCCAGAAGTTCGGCGACAAGGTCAAGGCGGCGTGGAACTCCGAGGAAATCCAGGGGTTCATCACGAAGATCCGCGACACCTTCGTCGCGGTGTGGCCGAAGATCACCAGCGGCTTCGAGACCACGGTCGCCGTCGTGCAGAAGCTCACCCCAATCCTCGGTCCGGTCCTGCTCGGCATCTTCTCGGGCCTCGTCACCGCGGTAACGGCCGTCGCGAACGGGTTGTCGTCGATGGTGCGGTGGATCAGCGAAAACAAGGTCGAAGCCGGCCTGCTCGCCGTGGGTCTCGCCGGACTTTTCGGGCCCGCGATCCTCGCAGGCATCGCCGGGGCCAGCGGGAAGATCCTCGGGATGCTCAAGAACCTGCGGATCGTCACCGCAGCGACCAAGCTCTGGGCGATCGCCACGAAGGTGGCCGCGATCGCGATGAGGGTTCTCAATCTCGCGCTCGTGGCAAACCCAATCGGTCTCATCATCGTCGGACTCACCGCTCTCGCAGCAGGTCTCGTGATGCTCTACAAGCGCTCCGAAACGTTCCGCAACATCGTGACCGGCGCGTGGAACGCCATCAAGGGCGCCGCGATGGCCGTCGTGAACTGGTTCCGCGACACCGCGTGGCCGTGGCTGCAGAAGGTGTGGGACGGCATCGCCGACGGTGTCGGGAAGATGATCGGTTTCGTCCGCGACCACTGGCGCCTGATCATCTCCATCATCGGCGGCCCGATCGGTCTCGTCGTCGCGCTCGTCACCAAGTACTGGGACCAGATCAAGAACGTCTTCTCCATAGCGTGGGAGGGCATCAAGACCATCGTCGGCGCTGGGCTCGCGGTGTTCCGCGGTATCGGCGATGTCCTGAACTGGCTGTGGCAGAGCGTTGTTAAGCCCGTCTGGGACGGAATCAAGGCGGCGATCGGGTTCGCATGGGACGGCATCAAGTTCTACATCGACTCCGGGCTCGCGGTGTTCCGTGGCATCGGCACGGTGCTGAACTGGCTGTGGCAGAACGTCGTCGTCCCGGTGTGGAACGGGATCAAGGACGCGATCGCATTCGCGTGGGGACTCATCCAGCCGGTGATCGAGGCGTTCAAGACCGGCGTACAGATCGCCGGTGACCTCATCTCGGGCGTGTGGAACCGGCTCGTCGAGACGGTGAAGAACGTCGGCACCGGCATCAAGGACGGGTTCATGGCCGTCGTCAACTTCGTCGGGGGACTGCCGGCCAAGATCGCCGAGAAGGCGAGCGGCATGTGGGACGGCATCAAGAACGCGTTCAAGGCCGCCGTCAACTGGATCATCGACGGCTGGAACAGGATCGAGTTCAAGATCCCCGGTTTCGAGCTGGGCCCGGTGAAGTTCGCCGGGTTCACCCTCGGCCTGCCCGACATCCCTCGCCTCGCCGACGGTGGCCGGCCGTCGGACTTCTTCAAACGTGCGATCGGCATGGTGCGCGGCGCCGGCGGGCCGACCGACGACATGGTCCCGTCGCTGTTGTCGAACAGCGAGTCCGTCAACACCGCGAAGTCGACGGCGAAGTACTGGCCGATGTTCGCTCGGCTGAACCGCGGCGTGCCGTTGCTCGAGGCACTGCGGGCGGTGGTCCCCGCGTTCGCCACGGGTGGCGCACCTGGCCGTGAACCGTACGGGCTGCCGGTGGGGTCCAGCGGACCGGTCACCGTGCCGTGGGTTCAGGACATCGAGCGACGGTTCGGGGTCAAGGCCAGCACTTACGCCGGTCACCAGGAGAAGGACGGTCAGAACAAGGGCATCGACTGGTCCGGGCCGACGTCGAACCTGCAACGCCTCGCAGAGTACGCGCGGAGCATTCGCGGCGAGCTGGAGCAGGCCATCTGGATGAACCCCGAGACCGGTGAGAAGATTGGCGTCGCCAACGGCGAGCTCGTCGGTCCCGGCACCTCCCAGCCGGGCTACTACGCCGCCGACTGGGCGGACCACACCGACCACCTGCACACCCGCCAGAGCTACAGCTGGGGATCGACGGTGCCGCAGCAGCCGACGGTCATCGACCAGGTCACCGTCGGAACGGGCACTGCGGCGCAGACGGTCAGCGGTGAGGCGGCGTCGGGCCCGAAGGCGATGACGCTCGGCGAGTGGATCGCGCGACGCATCTTCGGCAACTGGAACGGTGCCGCGGCCGCGGAGGGTGCGTCGTCTTCGGGCGCGTCAGTGACGTCGGCGGCTGGGACGTCGCTGACCTCGGGTGCGCCCGCAGCGGCGACGTCGGTGAGCACGACCCCACCGCCCGCGTCGCCACCGGCGCCGACGGTCGACACGATCCCGCTGAAGCGCAACCCCGATGGCACCTACTCCTCGACCGACCCGGAGTGGGATCGCCTGCTCAAGCGCGAGTCGGGCGGCCGAATGGATCGTAAGCAGGAGGTCATCGACGCCAACTCGGGCGGCAACGAGGCGTCGGGCGGGTTCCAGATCGCCAAGGGCACCTGGGCCAGGTACGGCGGCACGAAGTACGCGCCGACCGCCGGGGAAGCCACCCCGGAGCAGCAGGCCGAGATCGCGGCGAAGATCTTCAACGCCGAGGGCGGTCGCCCATGGGGGTCCGGGCTCGCCGGTCGTGAGAGTGACGACAAGCTGCGTGCCGGTATCCAGCGTCGAGGCGCTGCGAACCCGACCCCGGGCGCGAGTCCGAGTCCGACAGTGCCGGACTCGGCGGCCGCGGTCGACCCGAAGAAGCTGCGTGAGGCGCAGGACAAGGCCGACGACGCCGAGAAGAAGGCGGCGGTCGCGCGCACGAAGCTCGCCGAGGTGGAGGCCAATCCGAAGGCAAAGGAGTCGGCGAAGCAGGCCGCTCGTGACAACCTCGAGCGTCTGGAACGGGAAGCGAAGCAGGCCAAGGACGACCTGGCCGCGCTGAAGAACGCTCCCACCACAGGGGCGCCCGGCTCGACGACGTCGACCGGGGGGAGCGGGTCGACAGGATCCGGGTCGGACAAGCCGCAGATCATTGTCGTCCTCGACGGACAGAACGTCGACGTCTCCGAGGTGCAGGAACTGAGCAAGATCCTCGCCGGCGGTGTCCTTGAGACGATCGGCCTCGATGGGTCGTGGCTGCCGAACCCTGCGGAGCTGGGCATCGTGAAGATGACGAACGCGCTTCTGGGGATCAAGTTCACTGAGCCGCCGTGGATGTCGGGGCAGGGGGAGCCGCCGCCGTGGATCGATAAGCGGTCGGTGCCGTTCTCGACGAAGCCGTTGCCGCCGCAGCAGGACCCGAATACGACGGCGCCGGGTATGGCCGCGAATGCGTTCGGGATGGGCGGGTTCGCCGGGCTGGTCGGTTCCGGGCAGCGTCCCATCGACGCGTCGCTGCACGTCCACAACCCGCAGGGCGACCCGGACGAGATCGCGAAGCGTGTCCGCCGGGCGATGCCGGACCAGCGCACCCGCCTGAACGCTGCCGTGCCGGTGGGTCGGTGACCGGGTGACGCTACCGGAGAACACCGCCTGGGATGCCCTGCCGTACCGCCTGCGGGCGGAGGGCATCACGAACAAGCTCATCAACCCCGACGGCCGGGTGTGGCATCTGACGGGCCCGTACGCGGGCGCTGAGGGCGCGATGATCAACGGACCGATCGACGGCCTCGGGTCGATCCCTGGCAAGGGTGTGTGGTCGGAGACCGCGAACTCGGCGCCGCGGTTCGAGCGGTGGGTTGACGAGCGCGCGGAGATCGCGTTCCGGGCGTTGCTCGTCGAAGACTCGGCGTTCGGCTGGTACTCGACCCGTCGCCGGTTCCTCGACGGGCTGTCGCACACCGACCCGTCGTGGTGGTCGGTGTCGACCCGCCGGTACGGCGAGGTTTGGGTGCCGGTCCTCCTCGACAGCGAAAACGTCATCTACGAGGACGACCCCACCAACGGCGGCGACAACCTGTCGATGCACGACATGGTGCTGGCCGTGTCCGGTCAGCCGCGGTGGCGGCGCCCCGACGTCGTCGGCATGTGGAAGAACGAAGGTGCGGGCGTCGGCCCGATCAAGGTCGTCAACCGGGGTTCCATCCCGGCCTGGGCATACTTCATCTGCGAGGGCGGTGGCCGCGTGAAGCTGCCGGACGGACCGAACGCGATCATCACCAAGGACTCCAACCTCGACGTCGACCTGCCCGGGGTGCTCGGCCTGTTCCGCCGCGGCGAACTCACCCCGCGTGGCCGGCGGCTGCGCCGGGACCCGCCGACGGTCATCGACATCGAACTCGGCGACGGTGAGCACACCCTGATCGACACCGACCCGGCTCACCGGATCGCGATCGCGGACACCGACCCTGTCGACAACCCGTGGCTGCAGTTCATCCGGAACTCCGAACTGCTGTCGATCATCACCGGCAACGCGGGAGAACGCGGACTCACCGTCCTGGAACGGCTCACCGGTCAGGGGTTCTCCGTGCCGATTCCTGCAGGCGCCGAGGCGACGCTGCAGGTCGCGCACTCGCGGGTCGGCGCACGCATCTGGTGTGTGGTGCCGCAGAGGTTCGATCATGCCTTCTGAGGTGACCGCGGCGACGGTCGCGTCTCTCGAGGCTCGGCGCTACGCCTACTTGCAACGACCGCCGACCGAACCGCTCATCCGGATCTGGGACAAAGACTTCCGGGTCCTCGCCCGGATCGACGATCCGGAGCGCGCGGAGTGGGAGGAGCTCGACGACAAGGTCGGCGGCGCGGAGGCCGTGATCGTGGGCGACGAGTACGCGTGGCTGCGCAAGCTCGTTACCCACGACATCCCGTACGACCAGAACCTCATGATCACCGTCGATCCCGACCGCACGAAACCGCACGACTGGAAGTCGCGGTGGGGCGGATGGATCGACGACATCGAGGACGTTGTCGAGCAGGGCCAACCGACCCGAACAACGTTGAAGTGCACCAGCTTCCGCGATCACCCAAACTTCATCAGCATTGCCGCGAACCCGATCAGCCCGATGCAGGTGCAGGCGCCGAAGATCTTCCTCAACGGCGGGCCGACCGCGTTCACGTGCTGCTCGACCGCGTTCATCAACCTGTTCCGCATCTACACGCTCAACGGGTTCTCGCCGATCCCGCGGAACCTGTTCAGCCCCAAGACGTGGCTGGAGAACCTGCACATCCTGAACTGGCCGGTCCAGGTCATGCCGATGAACCCGCTGCTCGATCAGACGCGGTGGGGCACCCTGTCGTCGCGGTGGGGCAACCTCGAAACCGCGCAGGCGCCGCTGATGAAGGACGCCGGCGTCACGAACCGCGCGTACACGTGGCTGCCCGGTGACCCTGCCCCGTACACGATCTTCGGCCCGGAGATCGCCGAGCGGCTGAAGCCGCGGCGGGCGTGCGTGATCCTCGCGTGGGAGGACCATTCCGGTGTCGACGGTCCGACCGGTACCGCGATCGATGGTGCGCTCAACCTGGTCGCCGCGACGCTGGATGACCTGCTGACGTCGACGATCGTGCCGCTCGACCTCGACGCGGACAACGACTCCGTGCCTGATCCGTTCATCCGGAAGCTGCTCATGGTGGCGCCGAAGCCGTCGCCGTACACCTATCGCGATGCAGACCACGGCAACGTCCGACGGTCGGTGATGAACATCCACAAACGGCGTGCGATCACCACAGTGGTCGGCGGCAAGTCGCCCCAATGGCTCAACCAGGCAATCACTTTCGCGATTCGGTACGGGCTGTCTCAGCTCGCGACCGTCATCTCCTACGGCGTCGGCGCGTCGGTTGGCACCAGCGCCGGCACCGAAGGTCTCGACAACCTGTATCAGGGGCAGCTCGACGACGTGTTCATGGCGTTCGCGCAGTACCACAACCCGCTCGCGTCGGCGGCCGCCGGACCGTACGCCCGCAACGAGCATTTCGAGTCGGGAGCGGCGTCGGGCCTGTCGGTGTCGACGCTGCAGGCGCTCGCGGCCGGGGATTACAAGAACCGGGCGTACATCTCGTGGGAGCACGAGGTCAGCGATGTCGCGCCGTTCGTCCTCGGCGAGGACTTCGGCCTTGGCGAACGGGTCAACATCGAGCGCCGCGGGGTGCTGTACACCGACCAGGTCAAGGGCATCAAACGGGTTCGGGAGAAGGGCAAGACCACCCGCCCGATCCTCACCCTCGGTGACGACACCCGCGAAGAGGACGGCCTGATCCGGGCGTTCCGCACCATCGGCGACGTCGCGAATTTCGCCGCATCCATCATCAACGCTGGCGACATGTTCTGAGAGGGGTGAAAACAGTTGGCCGACAGAGTATTTGCTGAATTTCCGTACGATCGACGGTTCACGAAAGAAGAGATCGCGGAAATCACCGCGCGCGCCGAGAAGATCGCTAACGCGCTGCGGGACGGCGTCGCACCCAACGGCGCGATCCTCTACATCGACGAATCGCTGCTGCAACTGTGGTCCGTGCACGCTGCGCTCGCTGGCGTCTACGTCGACGACGACCGCGCGTACATCGTTTCGGTGAAGATCCCCGACCAGGCCGGACAGTTCGCCGACTCCGTCGAATGGGTGATGCGCGAAGACCTCCCCGAGGATCACTCCGACACCCAGGCCGACGCCGAAGCCCGACAGATCGTCGACGCACTCACCGAACGGCTCTCGCCCGAAGTGCAGCGCCGCGTCGCCGAGCAGTTCAGCACCGCGTTCTCCGCGGTCAACGACCCCGATCAGGAGGACTGATGACTGTTCTGCCCGACGAGCCAGTCCACATCGGCGACCGCACCGTCCGTCTCCGCTTCTACGCGATCCCGCGCAAACCGGGCGACCCGCAGACTGTGGTCGGCACGCTCACCCTCGAGGACAGCGAGGGCGTGCTGACCCTCGATGCGCTGCAGGGAGACAAGGGCGACAAGGGGACGCCGTCGCCGATCATCCGGCCTCAGTGGGCGCACGGCTACTCCACGTCGTCGGCGCTGTACGCCGGGGAGAATGCGCTCGGCGCCCCCGACGCCGGGCGTGCCTGGTACATCGGCGGGTTCTGGTACGTGTGGACTGGCACCGCGTGGCGGCAGGAACAGGGCTCGCTTCCGGGCCCGCCCGGGCCGACACCGGATGTGTCGATGACCGCCGAGCTCGTCGAGCCAGCGGAGTCGGGACCGTATGGGGAAGTCGAGATCGAGGTGTCCGGCCCTGACTCGTCGCCGCATTTCCATCTCAAGATCCCGGGCATCGAGGGACCGCAGGGCGACAACTCGACCATCATCGGCGCGTCGGACTACGACAACACATCGGCACCGTTGGATGGCCAGGGCATCGTATGGGATTCTGCTGCATCGAAATTCAAGCCGGGTGACCTGTCGCCGTACGCGGCGACGATGTACACGATCCCGCAGAACGCGTTCGCCGGCGGCAGCTACTCAGCAGGCGAGCAGATCATCTCCCAGCTCGTCATCCCGGCGGCGCCGGTCGCGTGGTACCCGGACGTGATGGGTCACGTGCGGTGGCGGCGCAGCGCCATCGGGTCGGCGCAGGTGCAGATCGAGGTGCGCATCGAGGCGATGACGGGTTCGCCGTCGGTACCAGGCTCGGCGCCGATCGTCGGCCTCGGACCGTACGATCCGTCGACGCTCGACACCACCACGGTCAGTCACATCGCGCCGCACTTCTCGTCCGACGCTGACCCGGGGCGCGCAGTGTCCCCGACGTCGGAGGTCGGCCGCATTCCCGCAAATCAGGCCGTCACCGTGTGGGTGATCGCCCGCCGCACCGGCGGGTCGGGCACGTACACAATCGACGCGTCCTGGTCTCAGCTCGCAATTCGCTGCTACCCGGTGAGCTGACATGCCTCGCGTCGTAGACCTACACCCGCGGAGCCGGGCGGACAAGGACCCGCTGCAGGGGTTGCTCGACTTCACCGATCTCGACAAGACGATCGAGACATCAGGCAACCGGATCCGCGACGCACTGAACAAGGTTCGCGACGACTTCATCGAATGGCTGCGTGAAGTAACAGGAATCGATCTGTCGGGGGCACTTGCGTTCACAGATTGGCTGTTCGAAGAGATTCGCAGCCGGGTGGGGGTAGACCTCGAAAACCTTGCAGCACTGCTCGAAGACCTAGGCGACCTCGATCTGGCTTCGCTGTTGGATGCGGTTCGTGGCGACTATGACGGTGACAACTCCGTGTTGCTGGGCATCCAGTCGTCGATAGGCACGCTGCGGTCGCTGGCCGCGGGGATCGTCGCGCCGTGGCGCATCCCGCAGCTGACGCTGTCGCAGTTAACCGCTCAGCCGTCGCCGAACCTGCTGACCGGGTTCGGCGACTTCGCTGACGGGTCGACTCTCGACGGCGACGGCGTGTGGACGTGGGACGGCGACGTCGGCAAGACGACACCCGGATCGGCGCGCACCACCGCCGACGGCACGCCGCGGGTCCTGACGTCCGAGGCGATCGCCGTCTCGGCGGGCCAGCAACTCGAGTGCTCGGGCTGGGTGCGCTGGCAAGGCGCGTCGGGTAGCGGCGCGTGCATGCAGCTCCTCGTCGTCCCCTACGTCGGGGCGGCCGCGCAGACGCCGGTCGTGATCTCGAACATCGTCGTCCCGCCTGGCACGGTCGGAGTGTCGAGCCAGAGCGATCTCGCCGGCTCCTACGTCGTGGCCGCCAACGTCACCGCGGTTCGGGTGCGCCTCACCGCCGAGGCGGCAATGACCGCCGGGACTGTGTGGTGGGACGACGTCGTGCTGCGCAAGACCGCGACGAGCCTGCCCCAGCAATGGATCTCGGGTCTGGTCGACGGCCTCGGCGATCTGTGGGACGGCGTCGAGAATGTCGCGACGATCATCACCCAGATCGCAGACATCTTCGCCGGTGCTGTCGTGACACCGATCAACGCGGCCGTGGGGCAGGTGAAGGACTGGTTCCTCGGACTGCTCGGCTGGCAGGACGACGCGGCGTCGGCGACGGATGCGATCGCCGAATCGGTTGTCTCGGTGAGGACTCAGGTCACCTACGTGCGATCGGTGATCTCGGTGCGCAGCGGTCGACCTCTACACGAGACAGGCCCGGATCGCACGGCGTGCGTGTCGGTGCCATTCCACACGCTCAACCTGAGCCCGGGCGGCATGTCGATCAGCGGCGGCCGCCACGAGCACAAGGTTCTCGGCAACACAGGGAACGCGACCGCCGGAGGTGACGTACACAACCACAGCGGGGGCACTGGGGTCAATAGCCTTGAGGCGCGCGATGTCTCGGGCAGCCTGGACTCTGCCCACTCCCACACCCTCACGATGAACACGCCGGTCGTCAACGCGACCACGAACTACGCCCCGTGGGCATCGATCATCATCGACGCGGCGGCTGAGCGGAAGGTGCTGGGCTGGGCTGCGTACAAATCGGGCACCGTCACCGGCTTCTACCTCGACGTCTTCGCGCAAGAACCTGACGGTTCGGTCGGCCCGGTCATCTACTCGTCGCCGAACCTGGCGGGCGAGCTACTGACATCGCTGACGTGGATGCAGCACCTCATGGATGGGGCGTCGGTCGTCGCCGACATCGACGACGTCGTCGATGTCCAGTTCCGCATGACGGGCGCGGGGATCGTCCACATCGCGGGCCCCAACTTCCCGTACTTCACGCCCATCACCGGGATGCGCCCGTACTCGTGCGGTTCCGGTCGCAACCCCTCGACCACCCCCGTGCCTGCGAGCCTGTCGACCACGCAGCGCGATGCGATGTACGTCGGCCCCGTGCCGTTCGTCAGCCTCGGGATCGACGTCGGACAGACGAGCATCCCCGTCGTCATCGCCGACGATCTCAACCGTGGGAGCTTCGGCGCCGAGTACAAGGTCTTCGGGAACATCCAGATCGACGGCGGTCGGGCCAAGCACACCGCAACCGGCTTCGTCAGCAACAGCGGCGCGGCGATGCGCGTCGAGTCCCTCAATTCCGACGACTTCGAGATCGGGTTCGACTTCTGGCCAGGCGGCCAGATCGCAGGAGTCGGCGGTCGCTGCACCTCCAGCCTCAGCGCGGCCGTATGGCTGGTAGGCGACAACGATGGCATCTACATCCAGACGGGCGCCTACAACAGCCGCACCACCCGCCAGACCCTGGCGTCCGCCGGAGCTGGCCGGTACACCCTGCGGCCCAGACGATCCGACGATGACACCCACGACATCTACGAGGTGTTCTACGGAAACCCCGACACCACAGATCCGATCGGCGCGTGGCCCGACACAGGCGGGATCGTGACCGGCGGGATCGGCCGCCGACGCGTCGCGATGGTCGCCCACGGTGCCGCGTTCTTCCCCTCGAGCGAGCTCGACAACTTCGTCGCCCGCGACATCGCAGCGGTGGCGGCGTGAGCTGGTCTCCCGCCGGGCCGACCACGCCCATCGTCGACCGGCTTGGCTGGACTCCCGACGGCCCGACCGTGCCGCCGGCGCTGGGCCCTGGATGGCTGAACGTTCCGCAGGCACTCGCAGCCGATGGCGCTGTCGCGGCCGACGTCGCGCTCCTGGACCCCAGCCTCGCGGCGACCGACGGGGCAGCGTCCTCAGACACGCTGTACATGGGCCTCGATCCAGCGAACGACTTCGAGGTGCGGATCCGGATTCGCGACTACGCTGTCGCGTCGGACGTCGCTGACCTCGCCGTCGACGCACGGGCACTCGACAGCGCGGCGGCCGCCGACCGGGCACGCCTTCGGTTGCGTGGCCTCGACGGCGCGGTACCGGACGACCGGCCCCTGATGGCCGCTGACGTCTTCGCGCGCGACAGCGCGGCACTGGCAGACCGGGCGGCTGTGGGGGCGCGCCTGCGAGGCAGTGACGCCGCAGCACTCGGCGACACAGCGACGGCAGGTTTCACGCCCATAGCACCAGTCGCGGCCACCTTCTCAACGGCGGGCTCGCACACGTTCACGATCCCCGTGTGGTGCCGCTTCGTCCCGTACGCGATCCTCGGCGGCGGTGGCGGCGGTGGCCGACACAACCAGTTCTCTGTCCTGACCGGGCGCGGTGGCGGCGCGGGCGAATGGCAGACCGGCATCCTCGAGCGCGGCGTCCACATCCCCTGGACCGCAACGACGATCACCATCACCGTCGGGGCCGCAGGCGCGGGCGGCGCGCTCAACGGGACCGCTGGCGGATCGACGACCATCTCGATCCCCGGCGTCGGCACCATCACCGCGGCGGGCGGTGGTGGCGGGCTCGGCAACCAGGCGGGACCACCGACCGACGGTGGATCACCCGGGAACGTCTCGATCGACGGCCAGACCTACAGCGGCGGCACCGGCGGATCGTCGGGCGCCGGGTCGACTCAGCCGACCGCGGGCACCGCGCCTGGAGCGGGTGGCGGCGGTGGCGGCGGCGGCCTGGTCAACGGACAGCAGAACGGCGCGAACGGCGCCATCGGACGAGCCTGGCTCCGCGGCCGGCAGTAACCATCGAGAGGAACTCACAACATGGCCAACTACCAGGACGCACACCTACTCGCCGCCACCGCGGCGATCACCGCGCTCGGCAACAGGATCGGGCTCTACGTCGACAACACCCGCGTCGGCACCGTCTACGTGGACACCACGTGGAACGCACCCGCGAAGGTCACAGAAGACGGGTTCACGTGGGGCAAGGCGATCGGATCGGCGGGCACCATCACCGTCCCTGGCGGCACACTGAGCAACGGCGCGGTAATCGACCGCTACGGAATCCACAACGGTTCGACACTCCTGCGCACCGAGGCGCTGCCCGTGGCGCTCACGATCAACGACGGCAGTCAGTCGTTCAGTGTCGACATCACCCCGATTTTCCGCCTGCGTGCAGCGTGACCATTTGCCCAATCGAACCCGGTTACTCAAGAGAAACGCGAAAGCGCCTGCCTCCAGAAGGAAGTGGGGAACTCACAATGCCAGGAGAACGCTCATGACCAAGATCATCACCCCCGAGAAAGTGCGCGAAGTCGACGCGATGGCGCGAGCCCGCGACGGCCTGTACTACGGCTACGGCGAGGCGTTCACCCGAAACCCGAAGCAGTCAACCGACTGTTCTGGCCTGGTGCTGCAAACCGGCGCGTGGTTCGCTGGCCGCACCGATTGGGTCGGAAACCGATACGGCTCTACCGAATCGTTCCGCCTGGACTACGCGATCGTGTACGCGATCGGTTTCAAGCGCGTCCCCCGCGGTGGGGTGTCAGCACTGCCGTTCAAGCCGATCATGCTCGTCGGACTGCAGCATGGCGGCGGCGGCATCTACAGCCACACCGCGTGCACGCTGATGGGGATGGACCGTCCCGGCGGGCCCGTCGTGCAGTCCGCGCGCGGCGTCGACTGGGAATCACAGGGCAACGGCGTCTACTACTACGAAGGCGCCCGGGCGTGGAATGACCGACTGTTCCACGACTTCTGGTACCTCGACGCGAAACTCGAACTGGCGCCGCCGGTCAACGAGATCAACGCCGAGTACGAGCGCGCGAAGAGCTGGATCGGCAAGCGCATCGACGACGCCGAGAAGCCGTGCCCCGACGGTGAAGGCAAGTTCATCCGATGCGAGAAGGGCCACATCTACTTCCACCCAAAGGTGAATACTGGCGCTCCGTCCGGTATGCGGGCGATCGCGATTCCGGCCGACATCTTCGAGGTCTGGGCCAAGCAGGGCCACGAGAAGGGCCCGCTCGGTTACCCGACGCGCCGGCACTTCACCGACACCGGGGTGGGCACCATCCAGGGATTCCTCGGCGGCGCGGTCTATCGCAAGTTCGGGACCGCGGGTGGCGTCGTCGTTGGCGACATCGGCGCCCGATACGCCGCGCTGAAGGCCGAGAAGGGCCCGTGGGGATATCCGCTCGGCAGCGAGACGTTCCACCGCGGCGGACAGCGCGTCCAAGAGTTCGAACACGCCGACGCCTACTGGCACCCATCGAAGGTCGTCGACTTCCTCAACGACGCCGAAACCACCAAGTAGTAACCCATCCCCGAAGGAGATTTACCATGTCTGTACCCACCATCGCCCATGCGCCGTTGACCCGATTCATGGAGGATGTCGCCGAACGCGCCGTGAAGACGTTCGTCCAGAACCTGGCCCTGTTCCTGGTCGCCGGGGTGTCCGTCCTGTCTGTCGCATGGGGCACCGCACTGCAATCCGCCGCGCTGGCGACCCTCGCGACCGTGCTGCTTGCGCTCGTCGACGCGCGGCTCGTCGCGGCCAACCCCTACGTCGAGTCGCTGATCCGCGCAGGCCGCACGTTCATCGCGACCGTCGTCGGGTCGATCCCGGTCGTCGTCTCAGCCGACCAGGCCGTCACGTTCGCCGACGTGAACTGGACGCAGGTCGCCGGCCTGGCGGGCACGGCTGCACTGATCTCCCTCGCAACCTCGATCGCCTCGCTACCGATCGGGCCGAAGGGCACGCCGAGCCTCGTCGTCGAGGGTTCGGTGGTGCAGGGCTCGGTCCGGGACGAGCCGATCGCGGTCGACGGCAACGACATCGGCTGATGCTGGGCGCGCGGCTGATGGCCGCGGTCACCGGCTGCATGCAGGTGGCGGTCGGCGTGCTGTACATCTCCCCGGAGGAGTTGGTGCGCCGACCACTGCAGCCAGGCCAAGTCTCCGCAGTGGTGTGGATCGAGAGCATCGGACCGATGTGGTTCCTCGGCTTCGTGCTCACCGGGCTGTTCCTACTCGCAGCAGTCGTGCGCAAGCGGGGATTCATCTTCGCTCACATCGCGGCGTCGACATTCCTCGCGGCCTACGCCGGCTGCATCCTCTTCTCTGCCGTACTGACCGAACCGCCGGTTCCTGTAGTCCACGGGACGTTCGCGGGCTTCATGGCGATCCTCCACATCGCGATCGCCCGTGCTGACGCTGAAAGGAACTGTCGGTGAGCCCAGAACTGATCGCCTCCTTCGGAGGCCTCCTCGCCGCCATCGGCGCCCTCGTAACCGGCGTGCTGACCACGCGATCCAAGGTGAAGCTCGACGACATCGCCAAGCTGCATGCCCGCATCGAGGAACTCGAGGCCGACCTGGTCAAGGAGAGGGAGGCCCGAGACCGCGACGCCGACCAGGCCCGCGCGAAGCACTCTCGGATCATCGCGGACTACGAGGCCGAGCTGGCGGAGCTGAAAGAGCGTCTACGCCAGCGTGACCAGACGATCAGTCACCTGGATCGGGTGGTGTTGGCACTGCGAACCTACGTCGCTCGCGCGCGACGGAGGCTCATCGACAACGAGGTCGACGTACCCGAGGAAGTCGAGGGCATGAATGACTGACACACCCCGCTACGTGGTCACGGTCCGCGGCATCGGCGAGCCGATGGGCGGAAACATGCTGTCGCAGTTCGTGAAACGGCTCGGCGACGGGTGGAGACACGTCGAGGTGCCGTACCCGGCGGCGTACGGGTTCGTCAACGGGCAGCGCAACCCGCTCGCCCCGGACTACGAGACAACGAAGCAGATCGGGCGTGCCGAGGTGTGGGTAGAGCTGTCGATCATCAAGGCCGCCCATCCGGACGCGGTCGTTGTGCTCGCCGGGTATTCGGCCGGCGGCGACATCGTCGACGACCTCGCGGTGTCGGGCATCATGGCCGAGTTCCGCCAGGTGAAGCGCTGCGTGGTGGTGGCGAACCCGTCGAACCCCGGCTCGAATGGGTTGGCCGACTACGGGATCGCCGCGCCGGAACGCGGCCGCCAGCACGTCGACTCGCGCGTCATCCCGGTCAACCACCCGGGCGATGTCATCTGCTGCTGCCCGCCGCGGTCACCACTACGGATCATCGCGAGACTCACCCCGCGGATGCAGCTCGCCGACCGCACGGTGTGGGCGCGGGACGTCCTGCGCAAGCTCGGCGACCCGGTGGTCCGCGCGGAGATCGACCGGCAACTTGGTGCGTGGTGGGATCCGCGCAACTGGGGCCGCTACGACCGGGCAGGGCGCGACGCGCGCGGTTACCTCGCACTCGGGGTGCCGTCCACGCACACCATCTACAACCGGCGGCCCAACGGCGGACTGTCGATGCTCGAGCACGCTGCCGATCGTGTGCTCGCCGAACTCCGCGAAAGGGCGTGAGCGACCGATGAAGTGGATCAACCTGCTCAACCAGGTGGGCGCGCAACCGCCCGGAAAGAACCTGCGCGTCGACAGCGCGTCCGCGGCGGTCCTCGTCATGCGTGGCGACGCCGAGTACATCGACGACCCGGACACACCGGACATCGACGAAAGCCTCGGCTTCGTTTTCACCATCAACGGCAAGTCCGGCATGGTGTCGCTGTCGAAGGCCGACCTCGGCCTGTCGAAGGTCGACAACACCTCCGACGAGGAGAAGCCGATCTCAGAGTTGGTCGCCGCCGAGCTCGACGGGAAACTGTCGATCACCGACGCCCCAAGCGTCGTCGCGACCGCCATCACGGCACCCGAAGTGAAGACGGCACTCGACGCGACTTATGCCCCGTCCGGGTACGCGCTCAAGCAGCTCGCCGCCAACCCCGACCAGCTCGCCGTCGGCGCGATCACCCGCTCGGCATCCGGTGCCGCGACAGGCTTCTCGGTCGCCTGGCCCGACGGCGCGACCGGCACGTTCACCGGCACCGAGTCGACCACGTTCCCAGGCGCGATCGACACCTACGCCATCACCCACGTCCTCGAAGGCGTGACCACGACCTACACCCAACCCGCCCTCACCCGCGACACCACCGGCGCAGTGACGGCCCGACCCGCGATTGTGGTGAGCTGACCATGGGAATCCTCGACGTACCCGCGCACTCCTCGCGCGGCATGAATACACACCTGCACAACTTCTCGGCGAAGAACTTCCGCAAAACCGCGGCCGCGCTCGCGAGAGTCCGCAACGGCGACGGTGACATGCGCCTGCTCTGCGCTGGCGACTCCACCACCGCCGGGGCGAAAGCCTCGACCGCCGCGACCTACGTCGGGCAGAAGGCCTACCCCCGGCGCCTCGCCGAGCTGCTCAACACCTATATGGTCCCCGCCGCACCGGGACTCGCGGCGCCCCGCGGAACCTCGTCGGCCATCACCGCCGACACCCGATGGACCGCGGGCGCCGGGTGGGCGATGAACGGCTGGACGAACGCCTACTGCGGGTTCGGCGGGAAGGGCGCCAACTTCCGCGGCACCGGCGTGACCGGCGGTGCACTCACGTTCCAGGAGCCTGGCGTCCTGGCCGACACCTTTGATGTCTACTACCGGCGCGCACCGTCGAGTGGCACCGCGGGCACGTTCTCCGTTCAGGCGACCGGCGGGTCGGTGGTCAACGGCGACGCGGCGGCCGTCGGCGGCGCACCACGCCTGGACAAGGTGACCGTGACGGCAGGCTCGGCCGCGACGACCAACGTCGTCACAATCCTCGGCCTGACCGCAGCGAAGAACGTCGAGATCACCCACATCGTGCCGCGCCTATCTACCATGTCCCAGGTGCTCGTCGGCAACGCCGGCATCAGTGGGTCGACGACGACTGACTGGGTGACCTACAGCTCGAACAGCACGGCCAACGACTTCGGCGGTCTCGGCGCGATCAAGTCCTACGCCCCCGACCTGACCATCCTCGACCTCGGCATCAACGACGCGAACGCGCTGGTCTCGCCCGCCGCCGACTACGTCAGTCGGCTTCAGCAGATCATCGCCGCGGCGAAGGTGTCCGGCGACGTCATCCTCAAGACGATGATGCCGACCGCCGCGTCGGTGGCCCCAGCCACGGCCGCGCTCGAAGCCGAGTACGTTGCCGCGGTGAAGGGCCTGGGCGTACCGGTGATCGACTATTACTCGCGCACCGCGCCGGGTAACGACTACCTCGCGGGCGGAATGCTCAACGCCGACGGCATCCACGGCACCGACTTCGGATACCTCGACGTCGCGAGCGTGGTGTTCGAGGCGCTACGCGCGTTCTGACTCCGTGTGCCAGGCGTGCTCGCAGTGGCACACCTCGGTGTCGTCGACCAGCGCGTCCTGCACGACCGTGACCTGTCCGACCTCGCCTTCGATGGATGTCGGTTTCGCCCGTGAACTGCGTCGAGCAGTACCGTGTCCACATGCGTGACATGGATGTGCGGGCTGCGTTGCACGCCAACCTCGCTGTCGACCACGCCGACGAACTAGGCGAGACTCTTGTCGTAGACGAGCTCGGGTTGTGCGGCGAGGTCCGTGTCGACGTCGCAGTCATCAACGGAGCACTGACTGGGTTCGAGTTGAAGAGCGCTCGGGACACACTACGCCGATTGCCGAAACAGATCGCCGTGTACTCGCAGGTCCTGGACTACGCGGAACTCGTCGTCGCAGAGAACCACCTGGATGCCGCCGCCGAGATTCTGCCAGGATGGTGGGGCGTTCGAGTCGCCATCTGCCACCGAGGTGACGCTGTGCAAGTCGAACGCACCCGCGAGCCTCGGCGCAACTTGAACGTTGATCCGTACTCGCTCGCCCAACTTCTCTGGCGCGACGAAGCCCTCGACGAACTATCAGTCAGATCCGCCGACCGCGGCGTGCGCAGCAAGCCGCGGTCGGCAGTGTGGCGTCGTCTGACTGAGACCGTCGACGCCGAGGAGCTTCGCGACGTGGTGCGAAACCGACTGAAGGTCAGATCCGGGTGGCGAGCTGGTGCATTGTCAGCTCCAGATGCCGGAGGACCCCCCACTGCCGCCATGTCGTCGGGTTGCCGGAATTAGTTCCGGTACTGGCCAAGTCAATCCACGCCTCCGTTCGGCCGCGGCTCGTCGCGCCGAACTGCGCGTGACTTCCCAACGACCGCAACATCGGCGGGACAGCAGCTCCGCCAACGCCTTTGCCTCCGTTCCCCTTAAACAGATTCCCCTTTGCGACGATCCAGCCGGTTTCGATGCAGTACCGGAATTGCGCGGAGATGTTCATGAACTTCGGATCGACGTCGGACATGGGGTCGGGGTGCGAGATGGTCCAGTCTCCATAGTCCGGGACGGGCAGCCCGCGCGTGCCGCAGAGCGTTTCGATCTCGCAGAACGCGTTGTACTCACTTCGCTCGACCTCGTGGTTGCCCACGCCGGTGGGTGCAGTCTTCGGGAAAGCGGCCCCGACTACCGTGACCGACCGGAAGAGGCCGTGTGCCGACGCTGCCGTGATCGCGTCGCACACCCCCGAACAGGTGAGGGCATCGAACCGGTCGCCAACGTCAATCATGAGATCGATGTCCGGCGCACCTGGACTCAGGCGGTCTAGCAAGTCGCGGAGCGGTGCTGGATCGATAGACGGCCACTCGTCGATAGAGAGGCATACGGCGACGGTGCTCAAGGTCCCCCCCATGAGCTCAGCCACGACCGCGTCGACGGTCGCTGTTGCACTCGACGGGCGCACAAGTGGAGCTAGGTCGACACCCTGGGCAGCGCACTCGCGGTGCAGATGGGTGATGGGCGCCACGCCGCTGCCGAGGGCGCCCTCGCCCTCGATGTACTTGACGTCGATATACGCGTTCTGCACATCCGTTACTTTCACGATGCCCTTCGCGACCTTCGCGACGTGGGCGTCCAGCGAGATCTTCGGGACCTTCCCGTTGTCGTAGTCGAGCTCGCGTGGGTGAACGACGTAAACTGGCGTCAACCCATCGCGAGAGGCCGGCTCAAGCGCCTCAAGCGCCCAGAACTCGGCCTTTTTCGTGAAAAGGAACGGCCGGTAGTGGATCGTCCGGGTGGCTACAGCCGGAGAGACGATTGCAGTACTGGCGGGCACGGTGCCGTTGGTTTCGGCCATGTGATGATGCTCCTGGTGTTGCGAAATGGATCGGCGGAGTTCTCCACCGCCCATAAAACACACCGGGTGTCGCTCAGCACGTTTTTTTACGCGGTGAGCGGTTATGGCCTACCATCGAATACGTCCTACCAAGACAAGTATTCGGATGGGTTCGCCACACCAGCGCGATCTGGGTGGTGGAGTCATCCCCCGAGCCGGGTCCGTTCTGGGCCCGGCTCGTACCAGTGTAATGCCTTCTACCGGCGGGAACGCGCATCATGGGCCGCTAAGAGGCCTTGTGAATCACATCCGTGGAAGATCCGCAGGTCAGAGCGGGTGCAGTTGCATGAGGCTGTTCTTCAGCCCCGCATCATCCTGTGGACAACTCCGTCGGCCCTGGCGCCGTGCAGGTCGGAGCGGGTCCGATCAAACCATCCACCGTCAGGGCTCCCAGTCGTCGCCGAGCACCGCGGCCAACCGGTCAGCCAGATCGAGTGTCTCGGCGCGCCGGCTGTAGATCACCTCGTCGCACTCCACGCCCAGCGCCTCCAGCTCGGGGTCCGGTGCCGCCCACCCGCCATCCGTGTGGAGCTGGCGATTCGCCTGCTGTCGGCGCATCAACGACGCGACTGCTTGAGCAGCGGCGCGCAGCGTCTCACGATCGGTCACCACACCATTGTGCGAACGGAACCGTCCGGTCGCCATCTGCGTCTAAGTTGCATGATCTACGACGTCCTGGCCGTCATCGTGTGCCTCTGCGCCGGATGCTGGCTCACAATCAGACGCGACTGACCGATTGCCGCGGACTACTGCTCGTCAGCGGCGAACTTGGCTGCGATCTCCCGAAGCAACTCGATAGGTAGCTCATCGGTCTTCGTGGAGTAGTAGAGCATCACGAGCTCGGCCACGTGCAACATGTCGCTGAGCGCCTGAATCACCTCGTCGTCAGAGACGTTGTAGCCGAGGACAGCTCGAAGCGACGACTCGTCCATCTTCCCGGACACGTCACGCTCCAGGTACGCGGTGAGTAGCGGAATCCCACGACCGACACTCGCGCGAACCTCGTCCCGCCGCTCACTCACCTGCTGCTGCTTCCCGACGCTCCCGGATATCCTTGCGGATCGCGGCCTCGTTCGGCTTCAAACCCCTCGCCTGCAGCTGCTCGACGACACTGCGGACAGCGTCGTCCTCCGACGCTCCGCCCGGAATGGTGATGTCGCCCGATACGCGCTCCTCGAGGTCCTCCTTGAATCGCCGTATCGCATCATCGTTGAACTCGACCCCAGCCATAGAACGTCCTCTCCATCTCGGGTAAATCGGGCGTCAGCGTAGACGCAGGCGCCCGCCGCCTGACCACAATCCGGCGCGGATCGACCGAACAGACGACGGCTCTCTAGCCGCGCGGAGACCGCCGCGCCGCGGCTGCGCGGCTCTGGGCCTTCTTCGCTACCTGCGTCTTGCTCACAGCCTTCTTGGCCGGGCGGGGTCGCCGCTCGGCGGCAGGCGGGCGCTTGTCGACGTACTCACTGACCGCGCGACGGATGATCTCGGCGGGCTTCACGTCTTCGGCGGCCGCCAACCGTTCAACCCGCGCACGCAGCTCGACCGGCAGCCGCACCGACGTCGTCGGGGTCTTGCCAGGTCCGCCGGCGGACTTCGGTGGCCGGCCCGTGCGCAGAATCGTCGAGTCGATCACGACCTCGCCCGCGATCTCGTCCGCCGTGGGCGGGTTCGCCGCGTAGTCGGCGGCCATCTCGGCGTAGTCCTCATCGGTCAGTCGTGCCATATCCCTATCCTCCTTCACTTTCGTTGCGGCCGTTGCGGGCCGTAGATGTCTGTCGGGAGCAGGGCGGCGAGGCCCAGGCTCACGATGAGCTGGCGGCGCAGCATCATCGCGTGGAACACGATCGCCACGCCCGCGTCGGCGAGGTCGGCGATGACCTCGATGTACGGCTCGTTGGCTGCAGCCGGGGCGGCGAACAGCATCAGCTCGGCACCGGGGCGGCGGGCGACGAGCGGGACCTGCAGTGCCGGGTACGAGATGACGGTGCGGATCTCGGAGTTCGTGATGCCGTGGTCTCCGGCGCTGGTCTTGATCTCGATCCGCATTAGATAAGTGTATTGCACTTATCGAGAAAGTGCAATACACTTACGGTACAAGTTCAGAGCGGGTGAGGTTCAGGAACATACACAGTTCGCCGACGCACAGCGACCGGCCACTGCGGAAACAATGAGAACCCGATCGCAGAGACCCATGATGCGACACCCGCTCTGAACCTGGGACAACCACGACGGCCCGCCCTCCACACGGAGAGCGGGCCGTTCGTTCGAAACTCAGGACCCGAAAGTCGCCTGGTCACACAGCCCGAGGTGCGGTGTGCTCGGTCCACTGCGCGCCGTCCCAGTAACGCAGGAGCGCGGGATTGTTCGCGTCCGGGTACCAATCGGCCGGCACCGATGGCGGGGGCGGCGGGGGAGGCGTTGGCGCGGCCGGTGCCGCGACTGGCGTCGGTGCCGCTGTCGGCGAGGTGGGGGCTGCCGACGGACCTGGGGTCTGACCGCTCAAGATCGCTCGGACTCGATCGACGATCGCCTTTCCGTCGGCCTTGACTACATTCGAGATCTCGGCCTTGTTGCCGCTCGCGAAGATCGTGATCGTGCCCATCACAACGCCAGCCGACCACTGAATGGACGAAATCTTGTCCAGCGGGAAGTCCTCGGTGGTCTGGCCCATGATGCCGTGGAAGACGAACAGCAGCCGAGTGTTTGTCAGCACAAGAAGTCCCTGACCTCGCCCGTACTGGCCGGCGCACATCATCGAGACAGTCTCGGCTCCCCAGAGGTGGGACTCGAGGTTCTTCAGCTCGCGACTGACGCCGATCGTTCCGAACATCCGCTCGCGGGCCTCGTGAATGTCCGGTCGCAGAGTGCTCTGCTCTGCCCGTATCTCAGCGCGCTGCGCGTTGAAGGCGTCCGCCTTTGCGCTGAGTTCGTCGCCACGGGCTTGCATCCGTTGGACCATCGAGGGTGCAGGTTGAGCCGTCATCTCAGTCGGCTTCGCGAACTGACGTGCGACGTTCACCGCCTCGACGAAGCTTCCGACCTTCTCCTTGCCGGACAGGAACGCGTTCACGTCCTCGAGTTCGGTTTTCGCCCAGCCGACACGGTCGGTGAGTATGAAGCGGACCCATCCGCGTGCGAGGACCGTCTTCTCCTTGAACTCGACGTCTGTGATGGCGCCCAGGGGGATCACCCATGGTGACGATTCCTTCTTGTGCTTCGGCACCGTCACTCCGGCGTGCGTGAGCGTCACTGTGCCCGCGTCGGCGTCCAGCACGGCTTCGCAGCCGAAACCCTTGTAGGTCGTCGTCATCGATCCTCCTGTTTCGTCGATCTGTGATTCTGCCTCGGACCGACCAGATTCGCCCGTAGTTCTCCCTCACCCACTGTTTACCCACGACAAACGGAGAGAATCGCATGGATTCCTGGGTACTCAGTGGATCGCGATAGCCCGTCTACCAGTGCTGACTGGACGTGCAGGTAGTCCCCGGACCTCGGATCACGCGCGGGCCAGTTCAGAAGGTTTGGGGTTCGAATCCCTACGGGCGCACAGAGAAACCCCCTCCACCAGCAGAATCCGGTGGAGGGGGTTTCTGCTATCCCGCACCACCCACGGAAAACCCACGAGAAACCGGTGCGAACTGATCGAGCACGTGTCGGACGTCCGGGCCGACGACGGTCTTCTCGATGTAGTGCACCCGGGTCACCGCGGGGCCTGAATGGCCGAGCTGGGCCGACGCGGTCTCGATGTCGGCGGCCCGTTCCAACGCGGTCGCGACTGTCTTGCGGAACACGTGCGGGGTCACCCACTCGAAGTCGTCACCGCGAGCATCCCGGAACTGCCGCCGAACGTTGGCCGTCGAGCGCGGCCCTCCGGTACGTGATGGGAATACCAGATCCTCGTCGGTGGGAAGGTCACGCGCGAGCTGCCGGCGCAGCGCGGCCGCGGCGAACGACGGCAGGATCATGGTGCGCCGAGATGAATCGGTCTTCGGCTTCTCCTGGCGACGGTTGCGGACGATCGTGCCGCAGACAGTCACGGTGGGTGGGTTCGCCGCGAGGTCAACGTCGCAGCGCCGGATAGCCAACACCTCGCCGATCCGCGAACCCGTCCCGACCATCACGTCGATGATCTCGGGGAGGTCCAGCCCGCGGGGTGCGCCAAACTGGTTGGCGCCCGACCACTCGGCCACGTTCGCGCGCAGTGTGGCGACCTCGAGCACGCTCATGGCCCGTACAGGCTTCTTCTCCGCGGCGCGCTTCGACGTTTCCCGGACAGGGTTGTGATCGAAGACGTTATGTCGCGTCGCGAGGCCGAACATCCCGGTGAGCACGACGCGGCACACCTTCACGTTCGCCGGCGTCTTGCGAGCCTTGACGAACTGGTCGAGCAGCCCGACGGTCACTTCGCCGAGGCGGACGCTGCCGAGGGCGGGCAGCACGTGGACGTCGATGGCGGACTGGTAGCGGTCGATGGTCGACTGGGAGTGCTCGCCGTCGTTCGCGATGTCGGCGATCCACACCTTTGCGAGGGTCTCGATCGAGGTCTCCCGGTCGACGAGACCGTCGCGCGCGGGAGAAGCGCGATCGCGGAGCGCTTCGACGAGCACGCGTTCGGCGGCGGCGCCGGATTTGCCGAACCGCTCGACCGGGCGGGTGACGCCGTCGAAGTCGCGGTACTGCGCTCGGGCGCGCCACCGGCCAGGAGTCAGTTCCTTGCGGGTGATCTTGCCCCAGGTGCCGAGGGGGAGTGGTGGGCGCGCCATCAGGTGGGTCGATTCATGGTCAGGATCTCCGTTGGGCTCGGGTAGATCGGATGCGGCGCAGGCGATTCACGAGCTGTGGTGCATACGCTAGCGCCTCGGGGTCATCGAGCAGAGTGTTCACGCGCTGCCAGAACCGGGTGACGGTCATGTCGAATTCGTGGCGGATGGCGTCTGCTTGGTTGCCGCCGTGGTTCCAGCGGAGTGCAGCGAAGTCGAGCGCTGCGCGATCGTCGTCGGTCACGCGACGCCCCGCTCGCGGAGCTGGGCGTCGATCCAGTCGCGCTCCCGGTCGGTGAGCGACTGCACCAGCGCGACGAGCATAGGGACGTCCACCCACAGCTCCTCTGCGACCTCCTCGGTGCGCCGCGTCCACACCAGTGCGTCGACGAGGCGCTCGAGGGCGATCATCCTGCGGGCCGCGATTCGCTCGACCTTCAGCTCCTCCCGCGCGCGCAGGACGCGGTCAGTGGGGAAGATGCGGCGCTCGTCGTGGACGAGCTCGTGCGCGATCGTGCACCGGCGCTCATCACCAAGCATGTGACGGTTCACCTCGATCGTGTCCCCGGTGATCCGTCCCCGGACGCCAGCGGGCAGGTCGTCGACGAACTCGATCGCGAGGTGTCGGCGGCGGCGAGCATCGCGCCAGGGGTGGTAGATCGACATATCGGGCACGCTAGGGGGAGGCACTGACAGAAAACGTCGTGACCAGGAATTACACTGATGTTCTTCAGCTCAGTTGTTCGTAGGCCGAAGTCACGCGTTTGATACACATGAGAATCGTCAGAAGTAGGTGAACGCAGAACCCAACGAGGATGGAACTGAGCCAGACCGGCGCGCCCTGATCGTCACCGATAGACGTTCCAATTACGCCTAGTGCCGTAGTCAGAACACCTATGGCGACCGCATAGTTCACGTTGGCGAATACTTGGTCAATGAAGCGAGTGAACCGAGGCCGGAGGGTCTCGTATCCTGAGTCCTTGATCTGCATGCGAAGCTGAAACAGAAAGATGACTAGGCCGAACAGAAGCGCAGTGAACACGGCGAGTCCGCCAAGGAACCCTCCGATGTCGTTCATTCGGAATCCAGCGAGCCCAGCGGCGACGCCAGCAGCCGAAGGTGCCCCGTAAAAGAGTGCGAAGTCGGCTATCCGTGCACGCCCCGTACGGGCGTCGTTCAATGTTGCTACGTGCGCCTGGATGGTAGGCAGCAGGCTAACTTTGCTCGCCACCTCGAACCACCAACCTCGCACCCCGTTGACTATCCGTCCAGGCACCGACAGTGTGCGCTGGCGTCCACTCCCATCCTAGTCGCCCATAGATGGTGTCGGCGTGCGTATCGAAGGCGTAATCGCGTACGCGCTCGAGCGACCACTCGTCTTCGCCGTGGTTACTGAGCAGGTAGCTGATCGATGGGCGCTTCTCGTGACCGAGCAAGAACGTCTTGCGCTGACCATTGTGCTCGAGGGTCACCTCGACGTGCGCAGCTTCGTCGGACTCGTCGAAGTCCAGAAGTTCCGACGGTTTCAGCGCGCCGGCGACCAGTCGGTCGTACAAGAAGCGCGGCAGGGTGCGCTCACCCCGAGCCGGCACCAGCGTGTGGGCCAGTTCGCCGTACTCGGATCGCTTGATGCGCTTTGAGTTGTTGTCAGCCTCATCGGACCCACTCGCGCGGCGGTGAGCGCTCACCTTTACGAGCGACGCGTAGCTGAGCCAGGCTTCGCTTTCGACAACCGCCGTAGTTTCTAGAATCAGATCAGGGTAGGCGAGACGAAACTGATGCTGAAAGAGTTCGAGCACCCGTATGATTCCGGACTGGTTTCCCGATCTCTCGATGAAGACGAGAGCGGACGTACACCCCTTCGGTAGGGTGAAGATTCCGTGTGTGATAACGGATATCGCGTCTGTTCTGGTGAACCGATCGCGTTCGATCATCGTCGTGACATCGGTGATCGTTCCCCGCTCGCCGAAGCGTCCGACATCGACCGCGAGAGTTACGGCTCGGCCTTTTTCTTCCAGCGAGACTACTGAAGCGAAAGACTCATTCTCCCTCTTGAGGAGCTGTCGCGCATCGACATCAGCCGCGAAGCCGTAGAACGCGTGCAGCAGGTCCATGCCGTCCGGCAGCGCCGTTAGATCGACCCGATCCTTCTCCTTGCGAGACCCGACGGGGTGCGCCCACACCTCGGTGACCGTCATCGTCCGCCTAGGCATCAGTAGTCCTCTCCTGAGTCTTGCGACTCTTCGCCGAGCCCTGCATCGCGATCGCGAAGCTGCTCACCCTTTGTCTTGCCCCGGCCGCGGCGCGCGGCTACGGGCTCATCAACCTCAATGTCTTGATCTGGGCGCGGCAAGGCTGTGACCTTGCCTGAAGTCTTCTGACGCGGATCCGCTTCGCGCGGTGCTCGCGTGGTCGGGGTCGTGCCGTCATCGATGAGGTCACGCAGCTTCGGGCGCTGGTCGGCGAGCCGCGCGTAGTGGTCTTGGCGCAATTCTTCGATGAGGTCGTCCAGCGCGTCCCAGTATTCGGCGCCGAGGTCCCGGATTCGTTGAGCGACTTCGACGACCTCGGGTCGCAGCTCGTTCCGGTAGCCGGCGTCGACGAGGGCGGCGTCGAGGACGTGCGCGTAGGTGTTGCGGGTGAGTTCGGCGACCGCTTCGAGTTTGTCTCGAGCCGGCAGTTGCCGGACTCCTCGCTTCTTCCACGAGTTGAGCGTTTGAGGGCTGACTCCCATGCGTCGGGCGAACTCGGCATCGGTGACTCCGTACTCGTCGAGGTGGGCCTGGATCAGGCTCCACAGTGCTGGCGTTTTCACATCGCCCACGGTCGTCCTCCGCAAGTTGGTCGTGCAATGCCCCCGTGTACTAGGTCGGACACCTCCGATTTAGCGAAATCGGCGGTTCCGCGTACACCACGAATCTCTACCTATGGTGCCGCATATCCGCAGCTAGCGGAAATACATCGATGTAAGTTCTTGACAGGGGTACACCACAGATGAGCTAATAATCCGCAGGCGCTTGACACCGAGCCGTACACCAAGAGAGGATGACATGGCACACAGACGATGGCCCAAGGGGAGTTGGATGAGACTCGAATCCGCAGCGACACTGCGGGCGATCATGGGGCAACGCAAGATGTCTATGGCTCGCCTGGCGCGATACGCAGGATGTTCGAAGTCGTTCATCAGTGCGCTCTGCCTCGAGCGCAAGACGACATGCACCCCACAGCTCGCCGAGCGCATCGCGGAGGCACTCGAGGTCCCCCTGTCTCTCCTTTTCGTGGTCAATGAATCCGCAGCCAGCGGACGAAACACTCAGAAGGTCAGTGCGTGATGAGCGCCGGGTCGTTCCACATGGCGCTGTTCGAGTCCGCAGCAGCACGACGGGACCGGCGAAGGACCGGGAACCACGCGAACGGTCGGGTGCTCATGAACGGCGCGCTGGATCAGATCACCGGCCACGACGCGAACCCGAACTTCACAGATCACTCCGACGTCCGCCGATGCGGGTGTGGGAGCGCGCGTGGCGCCGTCGGTCACGCGCAGCCCGACCCGGAACCGGACGTGTCGCGCACAGTCCGCGGGGTTGCCGGGTCGGGCACCACCCGCCCCTGAAACGCACGAACCCGCCGAGTTGCAGCTCGACGGGTCTCCGCAAGCAACTGGAAAGGAGTTGCCGTGCAGCACGAGCATAGCCAACTCGACCGGGTGTCTGGGACGTCACCGTTCGACGCCATCCGGAACTACACGCCCGAAGGGCGCGAGTATTGGTCCGCGCGCGAGCTCATGCCGTTGCTCGGTTACAGCGTGTGGCGCGACTTCGCCAACGCAATTCACCGTGCCCGTGTCGCCTGCAGCAACTCTGGAATCGACCCCGTCCACCACTTTGCGGGCGCCCGCAAAGTGGCGCCCAGCGGCCCGGCTGCCGAGAACTTTCACCTCTCCCGCTACGCCTGCTACCTGGTCGCGCTCAACGGCGACCCCAGGAAGACCGAGATCGCTGCTGCGCAGACGTACTTCGTCATCAAGACTCGCGAAGCCGAGACCGCATCCACCGCGCCGGCCATTCCGCAGACGTACGCCGCGGCGCTGCGAGCGGCCGCCGACGAAGCCGAGCGGGCTGACCGCGCCGAGGCGCAGGTGCGGGAACTCGAACCGAGAGCCGAGGTCGCCGACAAACTCCTGACCGCAGAAGGCGATCTGTCCGTCGCCGATGCTGCGAAGTCACTCACTCGCGCCGGGGTGAAGGTTGGGCAGAACCGCCTGTTCAACCTCCTCGACCGCGAATACGGCTGGATCTATCGGGCCGCCGATGGTCGCTGGCGCGTCCGACAGTCCGCCATCGAGACCGGATGGATGTCGGTCATCCCCCAGTCGCACTACCACCCGAAGACCGGTGTCCTCGTCCTCGACCCACCGCAACCGAGGGTCACCCCGAAAGGTTTGCAGCGCATCCTGTCTGACCACAGCAAGGGTGATGCCGCGTGACCTTCACCCGCGCGCAGCTCGACTCACTCGGCGTCGCAACCGACCTGCGTACCGCCGCCGAGGCGCTCGGTATCTCGAAAGCGCTGGCATACAAGCTCGCCGCCGACGACGAGTTCCCAGTGCGAGTCATCTTGATCGGCGGCCGCTACAGCGTTCCGACCGCCGGCCTTCGCGAAGTCCTGCTAGGGGAGACCCCGCCGCCCGCCGACGCGGTCCTCGCGCGCCTCGACCGCATCGCCGATTCCAACGACGAAATCGTCCGCATCCTCCGCGTCCTCGCCCTCAACACCTCTGGAGCCTCAGCATGAACACGTTCCTCGACATCATCCTCGTCCGGACCGCCCCGACACCCGAAGCGTTCCTGTTCGCGATGTTCTTCTGGGGCGCCGTCACCCTCACCGCGGCCAGCTTCGTCCCGCCGATCGCGCGGTGGCTCACCGACCGCGACCTCGAACAGATCGACGACGACGAACTGACCGACGACCTCGCGCGCGTCGATCCCGGCCGCATCCGATGAATCAGTGCAAGTCGTGCGGCGACCCGTGCCGCGGCGAAGTGTGCGCCCCGTGTTTCCGAATTATCAACCCAGGAAAGGAATCTCAGTGAGCGACACCGAAGAACAGGACTTCGCGGCCGTGCTCCTCGGCCATGCGAAGGGCCGCGCCCACACCGAGGCGAGCAAGAAGCTCGCCGAGGTCGTCGAGGCGGTGATGGAGACCGGCAAACCCGGGTCGGTGACGGTGAAACTCACCGTCTCCCGCGACAAGGAGATCAAGTCGATGGTGAAGGTCGCCGACGCGGTCACCGCGAAGGTCCCCGTCGAGCCGCGCCGGTCGATGTGGTTCCCCGGCGACGACAACACCCTGCACCGCAACGACCCCAAGCAGGAACCGCTCTTCGACGCACCCGTCGAGAAAATCCAAGCCCCGAAAGGTAACTGACACATGGCAACCAACAGCAAGGACACCGCCGACATCGAGACGCTCCCGCTCCTGAGCCCAGGGATCTTCGGCGCGGGTGAGGCGCAGCAGCTCGCCGAGATCGACCTGAGCGACGACATCGTTCAGCCGGGCATTCACGTCATTGCCGCGACGACGACGGAGAACGGCCTGCAGGTCAAGACTGTCGACCTGCGCGAGTTCGTGCCCGGCACGGTCGCGGCAGCCGAGGCCGGCACCCGCCTGGTCACCGATGTGCCGTCGTTCCTCGCCGAACTCGACCGGTACCCGATCGCACCCGAACTCTCGACGTTGTGGGGCGACGAGACGAAGGGCCGCGTCGAAGCGATCTACAACGACCACCACGTCGACGGTGCCGGCCTCCGCGACAACCGGCTGCGCCTCGAACTCCGCGCCGACGAGGACTGGGGCGCGTGGCACCGGCTGTCCGGAAAGTACCTGCCGCAGGTTGAGTTCGGTGACGCCGTGGAGGAACTCCTTCACACCGTTGTCGACCCGGACCAGGCCGACCTCGTCGAGGTCATCAACTCGATCCGCGCCACCAGCAAGGGCGTCTTCGAGTCCGCAGTCGACCGGTCCAACGGCTCGCAGGCGCTCGAGTACCGCACTGAGACCACCGCAACGGCCGGCGCCGCTGGCCGAGCATCGCGCCTGGAAATCCCGCAGACCGTCACCCTGGCGATCCGCCCGTGGGAAGGACTCGACACCTACAAGGTCGAGGGCTGGTTCCGGTTCAACACCGACCATGGGCGGCTGCTGCTGACAATCAAGCTGAAGCCCACTCGCAACGTGCTGCGCGCCGCGTGGGCGGACGTCGTCGAGCAGATCGAAACGCACCTCGACGGAAAGCCCGTCCTCGCCACCAGGTTCGACCGGTGACCGCGGCCGCACCGACGACCGTTCGTGTCGACGCGACGTCGTCGGTGCGGCCAGTCGCCACCCTCGAAAGGTCCGAGCCATGAGTGGTGTGTTCCCCGCCAAGTTCCCGGCGAAGTGCAAGCACCCCGAGTGCGGGCGTTGGTTCGGGCAGGGCGACGACGTCGCGTTCACCCGCATCGAACCCGGCGACCGGCGCGCCGTCCTCATGCACGCCGACTGCGCCCGCGGCATCGCCGGCCTCCGAGCCGAAGACATCGAACGCCGCAAACGCGAAACCATCTGCCCCCATTGCCATCTCATCCACAAAGGAGAATGTCCATGACGTCTCCCGCGATCCACGCCGACGCGATCACCGCGGCGCTACCCGACCTCGACGCCGAGGTGGCGTGCGAGTACGCGCTGTGCGACCACCCGCAGTGTCAGTGCGAGGCACCCGCGGTGTGGCGGGTCTCGGCGCACTGCGCCCGCAACATCGACGAGCTCAAAGCGGGCCGATGCTCCACGTTCTCCCGCCCAATGTGCGACGCCCACCTCACCGAGCTTCGCCGCAGCATCGCCGACACGCTGCGCGACAGACCCGGCAGATGCGCGTGCTGCGGCCGCCGCATCGCGCAGGTGTCCGACGTCTTACTGGAGGTGTCGGCGCTGTGACGATCCCCGCCGAAGACGGCATCTACGAGGGTATCTCGGACCTCGACTACCACGGCGATCCCGACTCACTGTCGTCATCCGGTGCCCGGACGCTCCTCGAGGACGGTGGTCCTGCGAAGTTCAGGTACGCCCCGCGGGTGGAGAAGGCGGACTACGACTTCGGACACGTCGCGCACGCCCTGATCCTGGGGGAGGGGTCGAGCATCGCGATCATCGACGCGAAGGACTGGCGCACGAAGGCCGCGAAGGAGGCCCGCGACCAGGCGCGCGCCGACGGGCAGGTTCCGGTCCTCGCCGACACGTACGCGCAGGGCGAGCAGCTCGCCCTGGCCGCGAAATCACACCCGCTCGGCGAGCTGCTGTTCGCCGAAGGCGTGCCCGAGAAATCCGCGTACTGGCACGACGAGCAAACCGGCATGCGGCTGCGGTGCCGGCCGGACTGGATGACCGGGCCGATGGTCGTCGACGTCAAGACGACGAAATCGGCTGCGCCCCGAAACTTCGCGAAGTCGTGCGCCGACTACGGCTACCACCAGCAAGAGGCGTTCTACCGCGACGGCCTCGCCGCGCAAGGCATCGACGCCCAGTTCCTGTTCTTCGCGATCGAGAAGACCCGCCCGTTCCTGTGCTCGGTCATCGAACTCCCCGCCGAGGCCGTCGCCGTCGGCCGATCCCTCAACCGCGTCGCAGTCGACCTCTACGCCGACTGCGTCACCAACGACCGGTGGCCCGGATACCCCGAGATCATCCACCGCATCGATCTTCCCGAGTGGTCCTACCGGGCCGCTGAGTACACCATCCGCCAGCACGAAAGGCCGTACGCATGACCACCACCACCGATGTCGCCCACACTCCCGCCGACGATTCGCTGTCGGTCCTACCGCCATCCCAGCCGATGCAGTCGCAGTCCGTCGCCCAGCTGATGGAGCACGCGAAGGCGATGCAGACCGCATACGAGCTTGCCGAAGCGATGTGTGGGACCGCGCTCGTCCCGTCGACCTACCGTGGGAAGCCCCAAGATGGCACCGCGGCGATCCTGTACGGCGCCGAACTCGGGCTCACCCCGATCCAGTCGTTGCAGCAGATCTTCGTCGTGCACGGCACACCGGCGATCTACGCGAGAACGATGGTCGCGCTGCTGAAGTCGAGAGGCTTCAAGATCTGGACCGAGTCATCGACCGACGAGTCGGTGACCGTTCTCGGCCAGGCACCGGACGGCACGGCGGAGGGATCGACGTGGACGATCGAGCGCGCAGAGAAGGCCGGGTACGTCCCAGCGATCGACGACCAGACCGGCAAGTACAAGGTCAACGCCAAGGGAAATCTGATCGGGAACGAGAAGTACCTCACCGACCCACAGGCCATGCTGTACGCGAAGGCCGCCGCCGAGGTGTGCCGACGACTCGCACCGGACGTGCTCCTCGGCATCGCCTACACCCGGGAGGACCTCGAATCCGAGACCCCCGACAACGGGCCACGTCGGGTCCGGAACGAGGCGGCCGCGCCGGGTGTCGACGAGCTGCGTGCACGACTGGGCATCGCCGCGCCGAAGCCCGCTCCCGAACCTGATGCGCCGGCCACCGAGGCGGCCGAAGCGGTGGGGGAGTCGACCGAGTCCGAGACCGCGGCCCCGTCCAAGGACGACATGCGGCGACTCAACCACTTGTTCTCGCGCGCCGGGATCGGCGGCACAGCAGCCACATTCAAGGCCAAGCGCAAGGCCGTCACCGAGGCGCTGATCTCGCGCACGATCGGTGACGACACCCCGCTGACCGCCGACGAAGCCACCACGGTGATCGGCATGCTCGAGCAACTCGCCAACGAAGACGACGGAGAGAAGGTGCTCACCGACACCGTCGCCAGCATCCTCGACGAGACCACCGCGCAGGCGGAGCCGGCCAGTGAGTGAGGAGCAGGCACGTCTGATCGACCAGGCGGCGAAGGTCATCTGCGACGACGAGACCCCGTCGGCGCCGGGGTTCGCGCAGTGGGAGGACCTGACCGAAGACGGCAAGGAGACGTATCGGCGGTCCGCCCGGGCACTCGACGAGGCCGGGATGCTCTGGTCGCCACTCCGAGAGACAATCCCCGGCGAGACGAGTAGCAGCCCCTCCGCCCGGCTTCTTGAAGTTGCCGACGTGCTCAGTGCGGGATTACCACGGGGAACGATGATCGGAGGTCGTGGTGTGGCCGATGCAGCGCGCCGCCTGGTGGCCGAGCGCGATGGGTGTCGGCGATCGGCCGCCAACGCGGAGCGTTTGATCGAGCGCATCAAGAACGGCGAACTCGTGTGGGACGGGTTGGAGTGGATCGAACCCGTCGTTGACGCCGAGGTCATCGACCACACCGACCCCGACCAGCTCCGGCACGCCGCCGCGATCATCGAAGGCGTCGGCAGCACAGACGTCGAAGGCAGTGGACCCGGCGAGTTCTACACGAGTGCAGCGATACTGCGTGCCCTCGCGGAGAAGTTGGACGCGAAGAAGACGGTCCTGGCGCAGGCGCTCGACGCGTACGAGCGGGTCGTCCTCGCCGCACCGGACGCCACCATGACCGAGGTCCACCCGCGCGCGATCCGCGCCGTCGTCGAGCTGCTCCGGGAGGGGGCATGACGTCGGGGGTGTTCACCCTCCACGATCTCGACGGCGTCCTTTTCGAACCCGAGAACGCGACCACGATCGGCGTCGCGCTCGGCCGCACCTCACATCCCCTCTGGAAGTCGCGGCGCTGGCAGATCGTCGACCCCGCCGGCCGCAACGCCTACTCCGCACCACGCACGAAAGAACGAACAACACCATGAGGCATGTAGGAGACCCAGAGCCGGGTCCGCGATACGAGAAGGGCGTCCGATTCTACGAGGGCGAGCCCGATGCTCCCGAGGGTCAGTGGGTGCGAGTACTCCCGTTCCAGGAGGACGAATCTCGGCAGGCGTTCTTCAACCAGGTTGCCGCGAAGGTTGAGGAGTGGAACCACGCGAAGCCGGGACATCGTATGCCGGAGATGGTCACTCGGACGATCAGCCCGTGGACCCCCGATTCTGGGCGGGGTGGTGACAGCGGCCTCACCGTCATCGCACTACCCGAAGGCGAGGGTCCAGACGAGGACGGCCAGGTGTGGTTCGACCACTTCGACATTCGCGTCGACATGACCGGCCGCCGCGACGACACCCGCCTGTACGTCAACGGCGAGCCACGGACACCCAGTGCGGTGCATCAGCACGCGGTGGCTCTCCTCGCAGCCGCGATCGTCGCGGGCGGTGGGACATGACACTCGCCGGAACCCTCGCCGCCGCCACGCTCTCGGCCATCCTCGGCGCCGCTGGCTACTTCGTGTGGTGGCTCAACGAGAAACGCAACGCCAACCCCGCCGAGCACAACACCATCACTGGCACAGGATCCGACCTATGACCTTGACCCTCACAGCCGACGAGGTTGACCTACTCCGCGAAACACACCGCGTCATCGCCCCGATCGTCGCGACGTCCGGCATGGCCGACCACGTGCGAACCAGCATGTGCGGCGGGGGAAACGGTCGATTCTCCTACCGGGTGCGCGGCAACAAGCTCACCGGGTGGTGGCCCACCCAGTGGCAGCCCGAGCGCGAGGTGTCTATCACCCTGACTCGGGTCCAGAAGTGGGCCGACAGCCTGCCTGACGAGCTCCGGGCCCGCGCGCTGGTCGCGTGGCGGGTCTACCCGGTCAACACCCGCGACATCCCTGCGCTCTACCGCATCACTCTCGAAGCGATCGGCCTCCAAGGCAAGCGCGAACTCGAGCAGGTCCGCGCCGAGTGGTTCGCCGAACCGTCGAGCAGCGCCACCACACCGACCTCGCCGCACTGCACCGCCGACGAGCACGCGGCGTGCTGGGCCGGACGCGAACGACCACCGAACTGTTTGTGCTGGCGCGACCTGAAGAACCGTCGCGCAAGCCCCCACGGCATCGTCGCGACCTTCCGCCCCGGCTGGTCCCGACACACCCACAACACCAACGCCCGCATCGTTGCACCCGTCGAGCACTACGCCTGCGAATGCGACTGCCACACCGCCGGATTCGCTGGCCAACAACTCGACCTGTTCCAGGAGGCGTCATGAGACCCTGCTCACTGCCGGACTGCGCCCGTCCGCACCGCCGAAACGGATTGTGCGACATGCACGACCGGAGGATGAAGCGCACCGGAACCACCGACTCGCCAGTGAAGTCACTCGCCGAACGGTTCTGGGCGAAGGTCGACAAGGACGGCCCAGTCATCAGGCCCGAGCTCGGCAAGTGCTGGGTGTGGACCGGCGCGACCAAGGACGGCGGCTACGGCGTCATACGTCCGAGCGGCCAGCGGTCCGGACCGCCAGCGAAGGCGCACCGCGTCTCTGCCGAGTTTGCAGGGATGGACGTCGCCGGTCGGTTCGTCCTGCACGCCTGCGACAACCCGCCGTGCGTCAACCCGGCGCACCTGAGACCGGGCGCGCCGATCGACAACGTCGAGGACATGGTGTCCCGAGGTCGGCAGGGGCGCGGCGAGACGAGCGGCACGAACAAGCTGACCGGGGATCAGGTCTCCGAGATCCGCGAGCTTGTGGCCGCCGGCATGCTGCATCGCGAGGTCGCCGAACGGTTCGGTGTCGCACGTAGCAACGTCACGCGAATCGTGAACCGGCAGGGGTGGTCACATGTCGCGTAGCAACGCGGTCACCCCACCCGCCGCGCGCGACCTCGTTGGGGTCGTCGCCAGGAGCCTAGGGGTCGCACGGTGACACGGTCTGCGCTAGTTGCTGATTGCCTGAGCGATCATCACCACGACGAAGACCAGCACCATTGCTCCGATGATGCCCAGAGCGATGTTCCAGCTCCACAAAGCACCGACACCGAGCGCCACCAGAAGCAGCGCGCCAGCGATCTGACCGGCGCAACCCTCGGCTTCCGAACTCTTGTCTGCCATGCGGTGAGCATAGGTGCTCCTACCGACGCCGACACGACACCTGGGACGGCCCTGGGCGACGCTTCCCAACGTCGGCCAGGGCCTCACCCCAATCCTGCCACCGCGGATATGGCGGGCGGAGCTGCGCCCGACCGTAGCGTCGACCACCGACAGACAAAGCCCCAGTGCGTCACCTGCCAGCAGCGACCCGCACGCACACGCGGCAAATGCCCCGCCTGCTACGAGCGCGAGAGGACCCGGCAGAAAGCGTACGGACGATGGGAATCCCAGCACGTCGACGCCCAACCCGTCCGCGACCACGTCCACGCCCTGCGTGAGTCCGGCGTCAGCAACAAACGGCTGCGCGAGCTGACCGGCGTCAGCAAGAACACCATCCAGGTGCTGATGACCGGACGACCCGAACGCGGCCACGGCCCCACCAAGAAGATGCTCCGACGCACAGCCGACCGGATCCTCGCCGTGCCAGTCCCCGAACTCGCCTTCACCGTCGCCTCACCCGGCCGGATCGTGCCCGCCCTCGGCACCACCAGACGCCTCCAAGCGCTCGTCGCCAACGGCTACAGCCAACGCGAACTGTGCCGACGACTCGGATGGGAATGGCAGGGCAACACCACCGCCCTGTTCCTCGGCCGCGCCGATCACGTAGTCGCCCGCCGAGCCCGCGAAGTAGCCGACCTCTTCACCCAACTGCAACTGGTACCAGGCACCGACATGCGGGCGCGAGACCGCGCCCGCAGCAAGGGGTGGCCCGCCCCGCTCGACTGGGACGAGGACGCCATCGACGACCCCAACAACCACCCTGAACCCTTCACCACGCCGCGCACCGTCGCCGATGACCTCGACGAATTCGAGTACCTCCTGGACGCCGGGGAGAACGCGAACACCGCGTGCACACGACTGAACGCAACACCCGCGGCGATGATCAAACGCTACGAACGTGCCAGCCGACCGATCCCGCCGGCACTCGCCTCGGCCGCCCACACGGCCCGCGCTCGCCGAGAGCAGGTCGCCTCATGACGTACACCCGCAACCGCCTCATTTCCGCGCTGTTCAATGAGGACATTGGCAGCCGAAACCGTTGCGCCACAGACCGACACGAGCCCGTCACGTACAACCCGCTCCTCAACGCCACCTACTGCCGGTGCGGACTGATCACACGACCCGGCCGCGTCGGCCGCCTCCCCACCGACCACGAGGTGTGCGAAACGAACCGGTCCCGCAGCGACCACAACACCCGAGAGAACCCCTGCCCGGTCTGCCGGGCGAGAGAGGACACCTGATGGCCGACCAGATCACCACCGCGCGCCGCCAGATCCGAGTCGGCGACCTCGCTGCCGAGGGCTACCGACCCCACGACATCGCCCGACAGGTCGGGTGTTCCCTCCGCACCGTCCACACTGACCTCGACGCGATGGGATTCGAGCTACCCACCCGCCACCACAAGGCATGCGGCACCACCAACGGCTACCGGCACCACCACAAACTCGGCGAGAAACCCTGCGACGCATGCCGGAACGTGAAGCGGAAGGCGCGTGGCAGATGACCATCACCCGCGCGATGGGCGCCCACGAGAGCAACGCGACCGGCACCGACACCTGGCTGACCCCGCGGCACATCCTCGACGCACTCGGACCGTTCGACCTCGACCCCTGCGCCGCACCCGACCCGGACCGCTGGCCGACCGCGGCCCAGCACTTCACCTACCGCGACGACGGACTATCGCAACACTGGCACGGCCGAGTCTGGTGCAATCCTCCGTACTCGCAGGCGTGGCGATGGATCGACAAACTGGCTGACCACGGCACCGGAACCGCGCTGCTGTTCGCCCGCACCGAGACCGCCGCCTTCCGCCGCCACGTGTGGGAACGAGCCGCCGGCCTGCTGTTCCTCCACGGACGACTCACTTTCCACCGCGAAGACGGCACCGCCGCTGTCGGAAACGCAGGCGCCCCATCAGTGCTGATCGCCTACGGCCGCGAAGACGCCCAGCAACTCGCCGCATCCGGACTGTCCGGCGCCTTCGTTCCCGGCTGGCTCTCCATCGTCGGCGAACGGCACACGGAGGGACTGTTCTGATGAGCGAGCACGCAGCAGAGCGCGCCGCGGAGATCCTGCTCGGCCAGTTCCACTCAGCGAAAGGACCGCGCAGCCGATGACTTGGTTCAAGGTCGATGACGGCTTCTGGTCCCACCCGAAGACGTCCACTCTCCCCGCCCCGGCGATCGCACTCTGGGTGAAAGCCGGTGCGTACTCGTGCCAGCACTTGACTGATGGACGAATCACACCGCAAGTGCTGCGGCTGTTGGGAAGTCGAAAGTCCGCACGCGACCTGGTGTCGGCGGGCCTGTGGTACGAGGTCGCCGACGGGTGGGAGTTCCATGACTGGTCCGAATACCAGGAGACCAGTTCCGACGTGCGGAAACGACGTGAGGAAGCGAAGGAACGACAGCGAAGATCGCGCGAAGCTCGCACGAACAAACAGCGTGAGTCACAAGCGAAGTCACAACGTATGTCACGCGTGACAGAGGGTGTGAGTTCGCAAGAAGTTTCTTACCCCCGACCCGACCCGACCCGACCCGACCTATCTATTGGTTACGTAGAGGGGGAGGGGTCACCTACCGAACGCGACAGCGACGATCCCCCACCCCCTCGCTGCCCCAAGCACATCGGCGACGCGAAGCCACCACCGTGCGGAGCATGCGGAGACGCTCGCCGCGCCCGCGATGCGTGGGACGCAGAGCAGGCCCGCGCCCGCGTTGAGGCCGAACGGTCTGAACGCCACGCCCTCGCCGAGCTCGCTCGCGAGGCGATCGCCGCCTGCACCCTGTGCGACGACAGCGGGTATCGCGGGTCCCGCGTCTGCAACCACGACCCCGACACCGAAGCCCGCGCAGCCCGCGGACTCGCGCTCGTCCGCCAGCAACTCGGCGGGAAGGCAGGCGAAGCATGACCCACACGATCACCATCCCCACCCGCCGGCCGATCATGCTCGCCAACGATCAGCGCCGATGGCACTGGACACGAGTGCGACAGGCCAAGGCCGACATGCAGCACGAGGTGTGGGCCTACGCGAAGAAGGCACGCATCCCCAAGCTCACGACCCCGATCCGCGTGCAATTCACCTGGCACATCCCCGACCAGCGTCCCCGCGACGCAGACGGACTCGGCCCCTTCGCCAAGGCCGCGCTCGACGCCCTCGTCCAAGCCGGACTCATCCCCGACGACTCCTGGACCCACGTCCTCAACGTCGCCACCGCCATCAACTACGACCCCACCAACCCCCGCATCGACATCACCATCGAGGAGATCGCGTGACCGGCCGGAACACCGACCACCTCCACATCACCCACGCCGAACGAAACAAACTCGACCGCGAACTCGTCGCCCTCATCGACTGGCTCGCAGAAGCACTCACCGACACACTCACCCAACAGACACGCACCGGCAGCGGCCCACGCGTCACCACCGGACGAGGGAAAGAACAACCCCTGCCGTACAACTCGCGCGCCGCGAAAGTCGCACGCCGCCTCCGCGACAACCTCAACCGCGCGATCATCGACACCTGCCACCAACGCCACCTCCCACACCCCGGACACACCACCCTGACCACCTCGTGGACGCCAGTCCCGTACGCACCCGAATTCCGCACCTTCGACGCGACGAGGCTGCTCGACATTCAGGACGCCGCCACCTGGCTCCATCACCCGAGACACCTCATCGCGCTCACCCTCACCGACACCGCCACCACGCACTACAGCGCGATCCTCGGCGCCATCAGCGCAGCCCGCAACGCCATCGAGCGACCACGCGAACCCGACTACGTCGGCTCCTGCACCCGATGCAAAGGCGACCTCTGGGGATTCGACGACGACAAGACAATCACCTGCGGCGCATGCGGACTCACCGTCCAACGCATCGACCAAGACGCCCGCATCGACCGCGAACTCCGCTCACGCCTGTTCACCGCACGCGAACTCGTCACCATCGTCGCCGACCGCCTCGGCCAGACCATCAAACCCAAGACCGTCTACGCGCTCACCTACCGCCGCGGCAACCCCATCACCGTCCGAGGAACCAACCGCACCGGCGACAACCTGTACCTCTGCGGCGACGTCCTCGACGCACTCACACGCCGCCCCAGGCGACGCAAACAGCACACCGTATCCACAGTCAGCAGACACGACAACCACTGATGCTTGACAACGTGGACAACGAATCCTTACGCTCAGCTCGCGGTGCGCGCGACGAATCATCAAATCCGCGAGCACGAAGGCCCACCACATGAGTCGACCCACCAAGAGCGCTCACCAACGCGGCCTCGGCTACCAGCACCGCAAGACCCGAGAACGACTCCTCAACCGCCACCGAGACGGCGCACCCTGCTGGTGGTGCGGCCAGCCGATGTTCACGAACCCGGACGACAACTTCGACGGGAAGCCCCTCGAGGCCGACCACACCCGAAGCCGTGACCACTACGGCACGCGGGGAAACCACGCCGACCGACTCCTGCACCACAGATGCAACCGGCAACGCGGCAACGGTGACCGAGACGACCAACGCCCCGCACTCGTCGGCGCAGGCAGCACACCCACCACCGGCAGCGACGACCTCCGCATCATGGCCTGGCCCTGGTGAAAGGACGACTCATGAACCCGCTGTTTGGACAACAGATCACCCGCGACCACCCGCTCTACCGGCAGGCCACGCAACTGATCATGTCCCGACCCGACCTGCGCATCCCCGCACGACCCCACATCCCACGCGTCCGCGACGAACAGGCATGGCTCCACGGTCGAGAACTCGTCTGCAGGGTGCTCGCAATCGGCCCCAACGGCGACGTCATCCGCATCGGAGACGACTTCCTCGACGAACCCGACCTGCTCCGCATCCCCATCGACTGACCCACCCCGGCCTGAAATATCCAGCGCCAACCCAGACCGAGACTGCCGAGGTA